CCGGGGCTTCTGGCGCTGCAAGCGGTTCGCCCTCAGTGCGGCCATGCTCCAGCTCGTCCGAAAGCGCCGGGTCAAGGTGGAGCGGGGCGCGCTGGTCCCGGTCACCGACGAAGACGAGTGGGGCGCGCTCTGGCCCTCGCTCGACGGCACCACCACCCTCGCCGACATGGAGCTCGACCCGACCGAGCAGCTGAGCGAGGAGGCGGCAGAGGCCGCGCGCTTCAAGATCGAGATGGCCTCTCTCCGGATGCGGCTGCTGAAGAAGGCGCTGCCGGCCAATATCGCTTACTCGGGCACCGGGCTCTACGCGGTCAAGTCCTCTCCGACGCATAACAACGATACCCAGTCGGGGGGTCCGGCCGGGCAGGTGGTCACGCTCACCACCGGCGGCCTCGGCACGGCCGACGCCTTCGCCGGGGGATATGTCACCAACGCGACCCGCGCCGAGACGCGGGCCATTGTCAGCCACAACGACACCACGGTCACGCTTGAGGGCAGCCTTGCCGCGTGGCTCGACACCGACGATCTCGACATCTACGACGCCTGGAGCACCGTGCAGGCCGCGCTCGACCAGCTCTGGACAGACCAGGGCTCGACCGAGTTCGCAGCATCGCAGTTCATTCGCATCTTCGCGGGCACCTACACCGAGAATGATATCACCCCGAATGCTTCGTTGAATCCGTCTGCCGCCAGATGTCATCAACTCGTCATTGAGGGCGACCCCGACGACGACCGCGACGACATGATTCTCGCTGCGGCCGGCGGAACCAACGGGCTTTACATTAACTGCGACGGCTTCGTGCTGCGTCACCTCAAGGTTACGGGCAGCGCGAGCGCCACGCTCCTGAAGACGTGGAGCGGGGTTAATGACGTTGTCGAGCTGGATGATCTCCATTTCTCGGGCGGCCCTGCCGAACAGGTGAAGCTGGCGTATGCTTGGCATACTTGGGTCCACGACTGCGCCTTTGGCGACGCGGTGAGCGGGGCAGGTTGCCTGAGTCTGGTCAGTACGCGGATGAACAGGATCGAACGCTGCACCTTCGATACTCCCAACGGTTCTAACTATCTGCACAACGGAACGATCTGCGTCTGGCGAAACTGTACATTCGAGGGCAGGGGCACGGGCGTGGCGCTCATGCTCTCCTCGATCAATTCCGAGGTCACCGACTGCATCTTCCAGGGGTTCGTGAGCGCCTACGCGATGAGGGACTGGCCCGGGGACACCGCGACCGTCATCGGGCCGGATGTCCGCTTGCGCAATAACTACTACTACGATTGCACGGACGCGACCTTCGCGCGCCGCCGCTCGGACGACACCTACAAGACGCAAGCGGAGTTTGTGGCTCTGGCGAACGTTGACAGCAGCGGCGAAGTCGTTGCCGATCCGAAGATCACCGACGGGATGCTGGACGCGGATTCTCCGTGCATCAACGCCGGCATCGGCTCGGGCGTGGTCTACGACGTGAACGGCGTCGCCGCGCCGAATGTCTACCACCCCGCCATCGGCTGCGACTTCTCGCGGGACTACGCGGCGTCCGCCACCCCCTGCATCGTAGAGCGCACCGTGAAAGAGAGCGGCGGCGACTACACCTCATTGGCTGCGTGGGAGGTAGGAGAAGAAAGAAACCTGGTCAGTCTTAACGAAGTGGCCGTCGCCAAGATATCAGGGGCCTGGGCGAGTGCGGAGGCCGGGAACGTTGAGATTGGAGTAATTGATCGGTCAGATTCCTGGGTTACCAGCGACCTGTGTCGTATCAAAATCTACTGCGAGGATGACGGAGCACGACATGTAGGAAAATGGACAAGCGACGCATATCGTATCGAAGGGGTCGGAGCCAGTGGCCTTCTTCGTCCCTATGTCAACTTCATCACGATCGAGGGACTGCAAGTAGGAGTCACGAATGGAGGCTCGTACTCGACCTGCATTGGCGATCGGAATGCTGCCATCGATCGACCGACCGATAATGAAATAGTCATCGATGGCTGTATCTGTCGAGAGATTTCTAACTCCGGGACCAGCATGACCTATGGTATCTGGACGAACGGAGGCGGGAACTACAAGATTCGCAACTGTTACATGTACGACTTCTATCGAGCGGGTATCATCGTCTACTCGCAGACCCGGTCACTCGCACTTGAGAATTGCACTGTCTACGGAGTCGTTGGGAACGGGAGAGGTATCTTCCTCAACGATTCCTCGATGGTCTCATGCGACATCACGAACTGTGCAGTCTTCAACTGCGACGATGATATCTACAACGACGCCTACGGCACCTTCACCTACTGCGCGACGGAGGACGGTGTTGCTGGTACTGGTAATGTCTCGATCACTCAGAGCGCGGACAACTATGCAGCGCTCGTCGTTGACGCGGGGGATGGTGACTTCCATGTCACGACCGTAAGCAGCGAGCTTTATCAGGCGGGAACGGACTTGTCATCTGACTTCATAAAAGACATAAGCGGGAAGATTCGTGTCGCTCCGTGGGATATAGGAGCAGCTGGGAAAGCAGTGACCGAAGGTGGAATGTCGGCCATGTTCAATAGGGGGCTTGCGTAAGATGTTTCCACTCATAGAAGCAACGGCGGGTCAGGACGTCCCGATAAAGCTTTTCGATCTGGCTGACCATGTCACGCCGAAGACTGGCGTCGCTGCGCCGACGATCACGCTGTCGAAGAACGGAGGGGCTTTTGCTTCTCCAAGCGACGGGGCGTGGGCAGAGTTGGCGGGAGGCGTTTACATAGTAACGCTTGATGCGACGGACACGGACACTGTCGGCTGGATCGTCCTCAGAGTTATAGGAGCAGGAGCGGATGAAGCATCCGTCCTTGCTTACGTTCGAGCCATCACGGAGAAGCAGATATACGACCGAGTTGGTACACCCATCGGAGCCTCGATCTCTGCCGACCTCCAGGTCGTCGACGGTGTAGCAGATGCTACTCTAGTCGACACAGGCGACATGCAGCCAAGAGTAGTAGCGATAGAAGCCGACACCGACGAGATGCAGGGAAAGCTACCGACCAACAATATCATGGGCTCCTCGGTCAAGACGGACAAGGACGACGAGATCGATCAGATAGATTCGAGGGTAGATCAGTCTCTCTCGGCGACGGAAGCAAATATCCGCGGCGGGGACAGTGATGATCTGAAGGATATCTCCGATGAGGTCGCCGCTGTCCAGACAACGGTTGACGGGATATCGAACGTCACTCGTCTCTCGAGCTCGCTCCCGAAGTACATGGAGCGCCCATCCTCTGGTGATAAGACGGTTCTTGTCAAGCTCGCACTGAAGGACGCCTCCGGATCGATGGAGGACCCGGACTCGAACGATCTCGCGTTGAAGGTCTACAACTCGGCCGGTACATCAAGGAATGCTAACCTCTATAAGGATTATGCCTTAACAACTGCGCTCGACGCATCGGCATACGCAACGTTCCTGAAGACGGAGCGTTCTGGCGTAGGACTCTACGAGTTCTACTACAAGGTCAATGCTGCCGACACCGAGGAGGAGCTGACCTTCGAGTTATACTGGGAAGAGGGCGCAGTCGGGCTCACCGAGTTCAAGGCCTCCCAGGTCGTGGACGCAGCCAACGACATCTCGGCCATCAAGGTTCAGACCGACAAGATGCAGTTCGACGAGGCTTCTAGAATCATCGCTGACGCTGAGGCCATCTCCGCCAGCGCTGCTGCGGCCGATAACGTCGAAGCCAACATCCCGAATCTTGACAAGGCCATCACTGCGTCTGAGACCGCGATCCGAGGCTCTGACGGTGACGACCTCAAGGATATCAGCGACCAGATCGACGCGATCCCGGCTGCACCATCCGCAGCAGTGATAGCAGACACGGTTTGGGATGAGGTCCTCTCGGCACATCTTGCAGCTGGCTCTACCGGGAAGGCCCTGAGCGATGCCGCAGCTGGGACCATCGATTACGATGCTGTGGCCGATGCGGTCTGGGACGAAGCTCTCTCCGGACATGCTGCTGCTGGCTCTGCAGGGAAGGCTCTGACCGACGTTCCTTCAGCAGTCGCTGTCGCTGTTGTGGTCGATGCAGCCTTGACCTCAGCTCACGGGTCAGGTTCGTGGCAACGTACTTCGGGATGGGGGTCAAGGGCCGTGACAATCACCGTCTACGAGACGGCTACCACGACCCCCATTGCCGACGTGAAGGTCACGGTCTACGATGCTACTGACACGGTAGTGGTGGCTGTCGGGAACACGGACCTGAACGGAGAGCTCGGTCTCACTCTAGACGACGGGGACTACAAGGTTCGTTGTCGCAAAGGTGGGCAGTTCTCATTCGCTGCATCAGAGGACCTGACGGTATCGGGTGCGACGTCCGCTACCTATTATGGTACTTCGTTTACTCCTACGCCTCCGGCAGACCCGTCGATGTGCACGGTCTACGAGTGGTTAGTAGACGCGTCGGGTGCCGACCTGGCGGACATCACTGTTCGAGCCTATCTCAACGGAGAGGAGCCTTTCAGGCTTGCCTCCGGGGAACTGGTCGAGCAGAACGAGATCGAGGTCACAACCGACTCGAACGGATATTTCGAGCTGGCTCTCATCAGGTCGGCGCAGTTCGAAGACGATGAGCAGGCTTGGGAAATCGTGATCGACACGATGGGCTACAGGAAGAGAGTCATCGTGCCTGACGAAAGTACGAAGAGGTTGAAAGACCTCGAAATCCTTGAGGGAGGTGACGAATGAGAAGTCGATGGGTTAGCTGGGCGCTCCTGATCGTCGTTGCGATGATGACGTTCGCGGGAGTGGCAATGGGAGAGGAGGTTGCGACTCCGGTCGTGACCGAGCCTGAGGTAGTAGTCGAGGCGTTCTGGGTGAAGTACATACCCGTGATCGCCGAGGCGCTCATCGGCTTGGTCATCACTCTGTGGGGCTTGGCCAAGGCCAAGTACAAATTGATTGACGGTCCAAGAGAGACCGCCCTGCAGAACGCCAAGATCGAAGTGATCGAGGTACTGGAGAACGTGGCCGAAGAGCTTTACGTCGAGAAGGTGCGCGGCATGAAGACCGCCGCCGAGGACGGCAAGCTCACCAAGGACGAGATCGAGAACTTGCAGAACGACACCTGGGAACGCGTACTCGAGAAGGCGAAGGACCCGGCCAAGAAGCTGGTGGTCGAGATGGGCCGGGCAGGACTCAACAAGCTGTTGGCGCGTGTCATCGGGAACGCCAAGGTCGGAGGCTGATACCCGATGGGGACGCTTGTACTGAAACTGGTTCTCCTGCTCGTCGCTTTCTGGCTCGACCCAGAAGAGCGGAAGAGAAGGAGAAAGGAACAGGCCGAGGATGTCTTCGCGAAGACGCTGCGAAGATCGACCAAGGCCGTTGGGGAGATGGACCCAGATGCGCTATTCCACGATCTGCAAGATTTGTAGTGCGCTGGTCCTCCTGCTAGCGACCGGCTGCAATCACAACAAGCCGCCGGCCTACATCTCGGCCGAAAAGGCCGTGGTCATATTTGAGAAGGACTCGGAAGACCCGACTATCTTCCGAGTAGTAGATGGGAGCTACGTGAAGGAAGACGGGGAGGTAAAAGCAGACCCGGCCCGACTGGCTGAGTTTGCCAAGGGTCTCCCCGAGAAGTTGATCGGGCTGTCACAGGGTATGTACCTCCACTTGCGGGAACGGGCCGCCAAGGCCAAACTGCTGGAGTCCACAGATGGGTGATGATCAGAGAGAAGATGAAGTCGTCGAACTAGAGACGATGTTCATGACCGGCGAGGGTGAACTCGTTCCGGCTGAGGACTTCGTCAAGTCGATCGACGCCACCGCGGGACCATCGTCACGCCTTGAACAGCGTGACGACTACGATCAGAAGGACTGGATAGACCCGCCGTACAATCCCAAGTCGCTCACGGCGTTTCTACACAAGAACTCTGATCACGCGGCGTGCGTGAAGGCGAAGGCGCATGACACGGGAGGTCTGGGGTATGATCTTGTACCCCTGACCGAAGACCCGAAGCAGGCCTCGTCCGAAGAGTACGATCGAGTCATGGAGTTCCTTGCGAAGTGCCACGAAGACAAGACCTTCACCCAGGTCGTGGACTCGGTTCTCATCGACATGGAGGCCACCGGTAACGGGTGGCTAGAGGTAGCCAGAAACCTGATGGGCGAGCCGGCTGTCCTGGATCACGCGCCTTCTCGGCAAATGCGAGTGCGGAAACCCGCGAACCTTGGGTACGTCCAGGTGGTCGGCGATGGAAGAGGGACCGGGAAGAAGGTCTACTTCCAGAAGTTTGGCCAGAAAGTCAAGCGCAACAAGGCTGGTGAAATCGTCGACACTACTTTCATGAACCCGAAGACAGGACAGGTCGACGACAAGCTGGGGATGCTGCCCTCCACCAACGAGATCATCCAGATGGCTCTGTACGACCCGACCAACAAATGGTACGGGGTTCCTGACATCATTCCGGCTCTGGGTGCTCTGCTGGGTAACTTGGAGGCTCGCGACTTCAATCTGGACTTCTTCGAGAATCATGCGGTCCCGGAGTACGCCGTCATCTTCGAAGGTAAGAAGACGGTGGGACAGAAGACCCAGGACTACGTGAAGCAGTACTTCAAGAGGAACATCAAAGGCAAGCCACACCGTGCTCTGGTCATGTCACTTCCAGAGGGGGTGAAGGTTACGTTCAAGCCGCTGTGGGTTGACATGACCGACGCCAGCTGGCAGAAGTTCAAGGAGCAGAACACCGACGAGATCATCCGGGCCGAGCAGGTTCCTCCGCATCGCGTGATGATTCAGAAGAAGGGTGCTCTCGGCGGGTCATCAAACGACGAGCAGATGGAGACCTACAAGAGGTCTGTCATCGACAAGCGTCAGAGCATACTCGAAGAGATCTTCACCGAGAAGATCGTCAGGGACGGGTTCGGATTTCGTGACTGGCGCTTCGAGTTCGCCGACCTCGACATCAAGGACGAGGAGAGACAGGCGAAGATCGCTTGGGGATGGCTCAAGCACAAGACGATCACAATCAACGAGGCTCGAGCTGACTATCTCGGAAAGGACCCAGTACCATGGGGAGATAAGCCTCTCGAGCAGGAAGTGATCCAGTCACTCGAGGACTATGAGGAAGATGACGAGTTTGAGCGCAGAATCAGTGAGGCTCTTGACGGCCTCCCGCTCGATACCGACGACGAGGACTAAGGCCCAACGGGTCTCCCAGCGTCGGTTCACTGCCTACGGGCAGGTTGAGCAGAAGAGGGACGACAAGTGGTCTGCTCGTCTTCGAGCAGTGCTCCAGAGCTGGTGGGCTCAGGAGAAGGCTCGACAGGAGAAGGCGTTCGAACGAATCCTCCCGAAGGTCGTTGACATCGCGACAAAGTGGCGTAAGGAGCGTGGCCTCAAGAAGGACATAGAAGATGATGCACTTCTCGAGACACAGCTCGTTCTCGAGCCAATCACCAGTCGCGCGGAAGAGAAGAGGTTGATGACTCGACTCGAGCGTCATCTGAATCGCGAGGGTCTCGCCAACTTCGAAGATGCCGCAGAACGTGCTAACCGAGCCATCACCGGGAAGCGAATCGACTTCCGGCTCCGAGACCCCGAAGTTCTTGATGCGTTAGAGGAGAGAGCCAACCTTCTGTCCTTCAACGTATCCGATCGGGTCTTTGATGATCTGCGGATGACCATCGCTAGAGGGGCCTTCCTTGAAGGGAAGAACCCGCTCCAGCTCATGGACGACATTCGAGGTATCCACTCCAAGTTCGAGAAGCAGAACATACCAACCATCGCTAGGACAGAGGTTCAGACCATCGCCAACTCAGCGAGGTTCGAGACCTACGAACGTGGTGGGCTGGAGAACGCTCGATGGCTTACGGCCAGAGACAGCAAGGTTCGAGACGCTCATCGCGCCAATGCGTTGGCAGGACCGACGAAACTTGGAGACACGTATCCATCGGGACAGATAAGGCCTGGAGTAGGTTCAGCTAGCCTAGTGTGCAATTGCAGATGCACGCTCATCCCAGTCATCGACAAGCTGATCGTAACCGAGGACGCTTGGCATGGAGCCAGACGAAGTGACATGACTCCAGAGCAAGTCGACAATCTGAAGAAGAGACAGAAAGAGAGACGAGAGAAGAGGAAAGCAACAGAGACCCCCGAGCAAAGGGAGGAGCGCCTTCGAAGACAACGTGAGAGGAGAAGAGCCAGAAGAATAGCAAGAAAAAAGCCTGTGCGAGAGCCTGCTCCCGAGGCCACTCCTCCTACTTCTGAGCCTGTTGTTCCTGAGCTACCTTCGTCTCAGTCAGCCGATGACCTCAAGGCCTACTTTGATGATGTGGTCACTGATTTTGGGCGTGGTATGGACGAGGGGACCAAGAAGTTGTTTCGGAAAAACTGGGACAACATAATTGAAGGTTTGCCCGAAGGCATGCGAGAGATGGTAGAACCTTCGATCGATGTACTGGGGTACATTCCAAAGGATGTACTACTGAATAATAACCCTATCTATGCCGGGACCTACACTCCATCTCTTAGACAGATCAACGTGAAAAATGTTGTACAGAACACCTTCACCAGGGAGAACGTCTTAGGTCATGAGATGGGTCATGCTCTTGATTCAATCCTGTCAATCGGTGGTCCTGAAGGACATGCTCGTGACTATGTTAGCTCTGGTCTTCATCAGAGGCTCGGAAAAAGCAAGAAGCTGAAGGATCTTCGCAAACGATTTGAAGGGTTATGGAAAAGACAGCAGGAAGCTCTCAAGGAAGCCGGGGGGTGGCATAAGCTCAGACATGCCGGTAGGCTGTCACCTAATCAGTACGGAACAACCAACAGCCAGGAGTTCTTTGCTACATCATTCGAAAGCTATGTCATGAAGGGGAGAAAGAGACTCCACGAAGATATGGGTGACTTCATGGACGATCTGATGACACTAGCTAGAAATCGATGGGTGGACTGATGGCTACTGCAAATCCAACCTGGATACTAAAAGTAGAATACAAGGGAAAACCAGCTGGCACTCTAGTGTATCGACCTGGAAAGAAGCTTGAGATCAGGAGTCTCACTAGTAGACGGCTAGCCGAGTTACTTAAGAGGTTCGATGAGCATTCATTCCATAACATGGTGGGCGAGCGAAGAAAAAATGGAAAGATCAGTGAGGGTCCTGTGTTAGTCCCCCTACGAGACTACGAAGCTTGGACCTATGTTTCAAGCGAGCTGTCCAGTGAACCCGACTTCGAGGTTGAGGAAATTCGTGTGGACAAGTCTGCGAGGTCAAAGGTCAATGTCTAATCTTGACACAGATCGGAAAGACATGGTTCGCGGCGAGAACCTAGGAAAGCTGACTGATCGACAGCTGACTGCCGCCCACTTCTATTCTCACACAGCTTGGCGCAAGTTCCAAGAGAAAAAGAAGTGGGGAGACTGGTCACGTGACCAGATTCTCCTTTACCATGGTCGCGTCATAGCCGAGATGCGGAAGCGAGGTCAGAAGCACAATCCGCAGAATCGCTTTGACAAGCTGGCCATGGACCTGCTTGGGTCCGAGCAGCGCAAGCTTCCCAAGATCGAGCTTGTCAGTCCGCACGGTCGCCAAGTTGCTTCCGGATTGAAGACAGGCGTGGTCAGAACACGTTCTCTTCCCGGCGATGAGGATCGTCCTCACTTCCTCGTGGAGAGGGGTAAGGTTCTTGGCGTGATTCGATTCGGGGAGGGTCGTGATATCAACCTCGCTGAATTCGAGAAGCTTCGCTCTCAGCACCGCATCACTGACAAGACCAGGGCCAAGTGGTGGCCGAAGGCGGAGGTCTTCAAGTTCTACCCCGTGGTCGTGGAGAAGGTCTTCCTACCACCTCAGAAGATGAAGGTTACGAAGCCGCCCAAGAAGGACAAGAAGAAGAGAGGTCAGAGCTTTGCCGGCCCCGTCCCGAACGAGATGATGGACAAGCCACTTGTCGACTGGAGGAACAGAGTTCCCATAGAGGCCGAGCACCCCGACATCATGGTCAGGGTGGCCAAGAACGAGTGGAAGAACTGGGTTCCGGTTCTGCGGGTCAAGGCCGGATCGGTGGTTCTGAGCGAGCATCCATACGAATCTCGCATCGGGAGTTCGATCTGGTTTGTCATAGACGATGCTCTCAAGTATCGTGCTGAGATCGTGAAGATCGAGGATGTTGACGGCGGTACAGTGGTGGGGTTCGGAAAGCCGAGAGCGGTCAAGAAGGACCACGGCAAGATCGCTCCTTTCAGCGACTTCCTCTATCTTGACCCTATCTACTATTCCAAGAAGGATGCGGGGGACCTGGCCACGGTCAATCACGGGGAGCAGGAGAACTATGGCTCAATCGTCAAGCTGAAGGACATCGTCGACGACTTCAAGGGTGCACAGCTGGTCAACCCGCTTGTCTGCTTGGTGGGTGGAGTGGTGACACAAGGAGAAACTGAGGGAGACATTGATGTTCTGATCAAGCTCCCGGTCGACACTCCAGAACGGATCAAGAAGCCGCTGGAGTTCCGCATCTATCGACAGTTCCCGAAGAAGATGTGGCCCAGATTCCATTTCCTCTACGATGAGCTGGGTGGCCCGTTCACCTCTTATGTTCCGTTGGCCGATCTGGCCTTCACGGCCCGTGACGAGATGAACGTTGTCCAGATGAGCGTCGATGAGGCCGACGCCGAGACCAACGACGAGACGGCCAAGCAGATCGAGCAGACAGCCGAAGAGGACGCGAGTATCGACGAGATGACGGCCGAGATCATAAAGGGTAAGAGCGAAGGCTTGGCTCAGGATGACGTTCTCAAACAGGCCGACCCTTACATGGAGATTCCTTCCGAAGACAAGACTCATCGTTACTCGGTTCAGCATCACTATCGAGGGAAGAGCGTCCATGCCGACCTGAGGATGCAAGGTAAGGCCCGGCGATCTCTGACGGGCTGGACCATCAACGATGCATTGGCAGGCAAGATCAAGGAACCGGTCGAGACTCTGGCCGCAGCCAAGGCCGCCGATAGAGGCGACAACTTCAAGGTCAACTGGAAGAACGGCACAGTCCTCAAGCGGAAGACCCCGAGCGGAGCTCTTGTGAACATCAACCTCCTGTCAGAGACAAAGCCTCGTATTCCCAACGAGTGGCTCGATCTGGAGGGAGTGATACCGATAGGTGACCCCGAAAAACCCGGACCGGGGGCCACCAAGAACTTCCCCGGCGTCTTCTCCATAGTAGACAGAGGTGAGGTGGAGTTCGGGGCTCAGAAGCCGTGGCTTCACGAGTACTTCTTCGATGGCAACGGTCTGAAGAGACGGGTGATCTTCAGGCTCCTTCAGAGTCGGAGGAAGGATATCGAAGAGGAGTACGACGAGCAAGCCATCGTGGATTGGATTCTTGCTCGCTTAGCCGAGGGGGTCATGCTCCCGGTGGCCGGTGGCTCTGAACTTGTGGAGGTGGAGAAGAGGATCATACTCCGTCCCCCGCATTCTTATACCGAGGGAGGGAAGCCTCGACGTGAGGCCCTTACTTGGCAGGTCATCTTTCCGAAGGAGCAGGAGCCCTACGTCCTTTCCAACGAGGCCGAGAAGAAGGGATGGCTACCCCCGAAGGGGTATTCAGCGCTCCCGCGATACCTGCGGAAGCAGGTGCCTACTGAGCTCAGGTATTGGACCAAGAATCGAGCCGAGGCCCTCAAGCTCAGAGCGGAGCTCAGGAAGAAAATGAAGGATGTCCTTGACGTAAAGCCACCTATCGAGAAGACGGTAGATGGCCAAGAGCTTGAACAATAATATGGTGGACGGGAGGGGTCGGCGAGGATAGAATTATCCATCGTTTGACGCAGCCCAGACGAAGGCGGGGATAGACATGACTGTCGAGATGCTACAGGTCCCGGTCGACTTCTTGATGGAAGTCGAGAAGTCTGTCGAGCAGAAAGGGGGTTGGATAGTCGAGGGCCATGTGGCCACTAACGACTATGACCTCCAGGAGGACGTCATCGCTGAGAGGGCGGTCAAGGCCTCTGAGGATGATTTGCTCGAGAACTCAACCGTCCTCTACAATCACGACCTGAAGTCCCCCATTGGCCGAGTCCTCGAGACAAAGGTCAAGAAGGGAAAGCTCTGGGTCAAGGTTCTTATCTCCAAGACAGTCCCTGACATCTGGACAAAGATTCAGGAGGGGGTGCTGAACAAGTTCTCGGTGAGGGCCAGGATACTCAAGGCGTCCAAGAGGTTCATGGCGCAACTGGGTCGAGTGGTCAACTACATCGAGAAGATGTATCTGATCGAGTGTTCCATGGTTTCAGTTCCGGCCAACGTCAAGGCTCGGGCACTGAACTTTTACGTTTCCAAGGCCCTGAGAAAAATTGAGGAGGGAGGTGAGAACATGAGCGGAACGGATGAGACCATCCTCGAAGACGAGGACCAGGTAACCGACGACGAAACGGAGAAGTCCGAGGAGACCGAGCGCGAGGAGATCGAGAAGGCCGACGGCGAAGAGGTCGAGGTCGAGGAGCCTGCCAAGAAGCCCGCCGAGGAGGAAGAGGCGACTTCGAAGCAGGACCAGAAGGCGGCCATCAAGAAGGCGGTGGGAGTCCTTGACCAGATCATCGCACGAGCGGGTGCTGGCATCCAGGCTCTGGCCAAACAGGCGAAGTCCATCCTGATGGGGGCCACGGGAGAGAAGTATCCCGAGCCTGCGAAGTCATCGTCCCCCGTCGAAGACCCTGCGACCGCGAAGGTGGGCGGGGACCTGACCGAGGAGAAGGTCAGGGCGATCTTCATGGAGTGCATCGCTTCGATGACCGAGACCAAGAAGTCCGTGGACGGCGACAAGGACGACGAGGACGAGAAGTCCGAGAAGTCCGACGACGCCGACAAGGGCGACAAGGACGAGGCCGACGAGGAGAAGGGCTCCGAGGACGGCGACGACTCCGAGAAGAAGGAAGACGACGGCGACGCCAAAGAGAAGACGAAGAGCGCGGACGACAGGATGAGCGACATAGAGAAGAAGCTCGACGTCATCTGCAAGGCGACCGGCGGCTCCCAGCTTCTGGAGGACGCGACCAAGGAGGAAGAGGACATAGGCTTCCCGATGCCCCCGGGCACCCCGAAGTCGTAAGAACCTCTTCCCTAACATAGGGAAGCAAGAGTACATTTCCGAGTCTACAGGAAACAGGAAGGGAGGTGATACAATTGCCTAAGACTCAGGAAGAGATCATGAAGGCCATCGACTCAACGGACCTGGCGTCCGGTGGTGAGCTTCTCGGCTATCAGGCCGACAAGTTCATCGATCTCACGGTCGATGAGACCCGCCTCATGAAGATGGTCAGAACCGAGAAGATGGACGTTCACAAGGGGGAAGTCGACCTGATGAACATCGGCGCTCCGGTAACGGAGTCGGCCGATGAGAACGCAGACTCCGGCAACCTCTACGAGCCGACGCTTTCGAAGGTCGAGTTCGTTGTGAAGAAGCTGAGGTCCGCTTTCGATCTGACCAAGGAGGCTCTCGAGCGCAACATAGAGCGAGAGGGCTGGAGGCAGAGCCTCTACAAGTCATTCGCCAAGAGGATGTCGACTGACCTTGAACTTCTGGGCATCCAGGGCGATGAGACCATAACTGGTACCACTGCCTTGGACCGACTGCTCAAGAGGAACAACGGTTGGTACAAGCAGACTCTGGGCGTGGCTCACGAGGTCGACGCCGCCGGTGCTCACGTCTCGCAGAAGCTGTTCTCGGACATGATCGATGCCATGCCCTCCAAGTACTCCATGGATCGCGCAAACTGGAAGTTCCTTGCTTCACCGAAGGTCTACCAGCACTACGCGAACGCGGTGTCCGGGAGAGCGACGGCGTTGGGCGACGCAGCCCACCAGAGGTCAGTGCCTCTGCGCCCGTTCGGCATCGAGCTGGTGGAGGTTCCCCTGATCCCCGAGGATCTGGAGGCCACCATCGGCACCACGGCGTACACCGATCTCTCGTTCGTCTGGCTGTGCAACACCATGCAGTTCATCTACGTACCGCTCAGGCAGTTCGACGTCTACTGGGAGTTCAAGCCCAGGACGGATAAGTGGGAGTGCACCACTTATCACGAGAACGACTACGTCATCGAGAACACGGACGCGATCGTGCTCGCGAAACAGCTCAGCCTCTCCGGCTCCGATTACTCGTAAGCCGGTGAGCAAAAAGGAAGAAACGAAGAAAGATGAAGACCCTCAGATATGATGGTCTTTCGCTGGCAACGACCTTGCCCTTCTCACGGAACAAGTTCTCCGTGAAGAAGGGCGAGGTCCGCCAGATAGCGGATGATCGCGACTCGGAATACCTACTCAATCAGAAAGACGGTAAGGGTAAGCCGAGCTTCACTCTCCTTGACGCGACCCACGACGACGTTCTTCAGCTAGAGCGTCGTGGAATTCGAATCAAGGACCGTCCACCCGTAGACGTCCTCCCGGCTGATCTCAATGGGAAGGCTCTCCTCCTGATTCGCCATGGTGGGATAGGGGACATACTTCTCCTAACTCCACTGATGAGGGATCTGAAGAAGAGGTTTCCCACTCTCTCGATCAGCTTGGCTGCATTCCAGGAGTGGCACTCGTTCCTTCGATTCAGGTACGTCAATAAGGTTCTGTCCTCACGGACAGCGCTAGCGCACACCGACGAGTTCGACTTCACCATCGACCTGGCCGGCGCAGTCGAGAACAACCCAAACGCCGACCAACTTCACATGGTCGACTGCTATGCCGACTGGCTCGGGATAGAAGCCCCGAGTGATCGGAACCCTGATGTCTTCGTATCAGAGTCGGCCAGGGCTTGGGCAGATAAGCAGTTGGTGGATGTACCTCGCGAGAAGATCATCGCCGTCCATCTTGCGGCATCGTCTTCAGCTCGTTCGTGGCCCTTCAGGCATTGCAAGCAGTTGATCAAGAAGTTGAACGAGAAGGGCTATACGTGCGTCGCTCTTGAGAAACATCTCAAGGATGTGCCCGACTGTATCAACTTGACGGGGAAGACAACCCCAGCTCAGGCCGCAGCGATCATCGAAAGGTCTAGCTGTCTAGTCGGCCCCGACTCAGGGTTCATACAGGTGGCCTCTGCACTGGGTGTCCCCGCAGTGGGTCTGTACGGTCCTTTTCCCGCTCGGCTTCGGGTCACTCATGAGTCTGGCTTCATAGCTCTTGAAACAGACCTTCCTTGCGCTCCTTGCTTCACGCATCGAGACGACTGTCGGCTTGGCCACGACTGTGTCGGGAAGATCTCGGCCCACCTGGCCTTCCAGTCTGTTCTCCGTCTTCTCGATGATCCTCGAATCATGGAGGTCCCGAATCTCGAGCTTATGACCCGGTCCAAGTCTCCACCTCGAAGACCCATCGCGGTGGCTGAGGCCAGTGATCGAACGGGGACCGGGCTCAAGATAGGGATCACTGAGGTAGCGGGATTGGGAGATACGCTGATCTCTTTCGGGATTGCGAAAGCAGCTAAGCGAGCCTACCCTCAGGCCTTCGTTGAGTTGAACATCGGGCAGCATCGAGACTTGTTCGCCAAGGACAACACTGTAGATTCTGTTCGTCAGATCGCTGTCGACAACAGCGCAGCCCGGCAGAGGTATGGTCGCGATTACGACATCTACATGGATTGTCTCTGCACTCCCGAGATTCTCTTCTCCGACAAGGCCGTGGAGATGCTTGGCTCCTTCCTCTCTCCTTTCTATGAGGGATACTGGAAGTTGCTTGAGTCTGTAGGTCGTCCGATGCGGTATCACTGTATCGGCCTCTCTGGGCTTCACATCACCGAGTTTGCCGCGAGAATGTTGGGTGTCCCGCTAGGCGGCGACGATCTTCGGCTGTCCTGGAAGTTGGGGGACGTTCAAGGCAAGAAGAGGAAGCCACTCGAGAAGCTTCAGCCCTATGTCACCGTGAACAACTCCTCGAACGAAGGGGAGACAGTAAAAGTATGGGAGCCTGAGCGATGGGCCGAGGTCATTGGGTTCGTCAAGGATCAAGGCTTCAACGTTGTCCAGGTCGGCCGGTCTGGGGAGTCTAAGCTTCCGTTGGCTGAGCCGATGCTAGGCAAGTTCAGAGTCGACGAGTTGGCGGGAGTACTGGAGGGAGCTAGGCTTCACATGGGCCCGGAGGGTGGGCTGGTCCACTTGGCCAGGGCCGTGCATACCCGGAGCCTGGTTCTTTTCGGTCCCACCGACGAGCGAGTCTTCGGGTACTTGGACAACATCAACATCAATGCACATGTGTGTCCTCCCTGCTGGTGGGAAGCCAGCGACTGGCTGACTCGATGTATCCGTGGGCAAGGTAAGGTTTGCATGAAGGCCATCACTTCGGAGCGGGTCATCGAGGCTCTGAGGGGAGAGCTACCGTGATGAATCAAGTAGCTCTCATCAGGCTTCCCAACAAGATGCTTTGGAACGAGCGGCTCCAGGCTCCTCTAGGTCTTCTCGCTCTAGCTGCGTATCTCAGACGGACCGTTGACTGCGAAGTCAGCATCGTTGATCTGTCAGGAAGATACACCGAGGAGCAGTGGGGTGACGTCATTCCCGAGGCTCACTACTTCGGTGTCTCGGCCACCACCGGGGACATGGGTTACGCGGCCCGAGTGGCCACCTGGCTGAAGGAGCATCGTTCCTCGGCTTATCGAATCATAGGAGGGGCGCACGCCTCAGTGCTTGCGAAGGATACTCTCCTCAAGACCGACTTCGACTACGCCGTCTTCGGAGAAGGCGAGAAGACCTTGTCCGAGATAGTAGCCGGGAAGCCATTGGACGTGATCGATGGCTTGGCTTACAAGGATGGATGGGGAGCGATCTATGTCAACACGAAGCGGGAGAGCATCAAGGAGCTTGACTCACTTCCGCACCTCGCTTGGCAGGACATCGCTGAAGACTCGGCTGTCTCCTATGAACTCGTAGAAGAAGGAGAGCGAGCCTCATGTATCTCCACATCTCGTGGCTGTCCGTATCGCTGTGCCTTCTGTTCCAATGCGACCTGGGAGGGGAAGGTCAGGCTCCACTCTGCCGAGTGGGTATACGAAGAGCTGCGGCTGATGAAGAAGATACTTGGTGTGACAGAAGTGCGACTTGTCGACGAGATCATCGGACTCAAGCCCGAGAGATTGACGGCGATCTGCGACCAGTTCCGGAAGACGGAGCTGAAGTTCAGAACGCATTTGAGATGCGATCTTACCACCCGACCGAATCTCGTCACCCTCCGTGATGCGGGTTGCGTGGAGGTGGCGTTCGGAGTGGAGTCCGGGTCGCAGCGGATTCTCAATCATATCCGGAAGGGTGTCTCGATAGAGCAAGCTGAGCAGGCCATCGCATGGACTAAGGAAGTCGGCATGGTCTCAAAAGCTTACTTCATCATCGGGCTTCCGGGAGAATCTCCGAGCTCGGTCCAGGATACGGTAGACTTCATCGAGAGGGTTCAGCCTGATCGCTGCACGCTCTCGACGTTCCAGCCATATCCTGGCTCTCCCATCTACGATCATCCCGAGGAGTTCGAGATCGAGATCTTTTCAAGGGACTGGTCTCGATACTGGCTTCTGGGTTGGGAGGATACGAACGAAGGCTTCGCGGCTAGGACTCCCGAGATGGACGTCCCCGCCTTAGTCCAGGCCCGCAAGAGGCTGATGGACTATATGCGAGATGAGGGAAGACACAAGTGAGTGACGCGGAAGACTATCGGGTCCACCTTGATGTTGCCAGGCTGGACGAGATTCGTCAGCCTCCGTCGGATGATGGTGGCTATATATCAGAGGCCCAGAGGGAAAGGGTCAACTGGATCATCCGAAAAGCAGAGGGGTCGATACTCGATCTCGGCTGTGCAGAGGGCTACATCTTAGGAAGGTTGGCGGGAGTTCGGGTCGGTGTTGACATTGATCGAGAGAGACTCAGAGCAGCCAAGCTCAGATACCCTGACTGCAAGTACTTCTGTATGGACGTCACCTTTGGGCTTCCCTTCCATCACGAGGAGTTCGACACCGTGGTCATCGCCGAGATGCTGGAGCACATCTCGATCGAGGATGCTAGACAGGTTGTCTTCGAGGCTATTCGGGTAGCCTCTAAGAAGGTTGTCATCACGATGCCATTCGCGAAGGAGGGGTACGATCCGGCCATGGTTGACAACCCTTCGCACGAATGGCATGTAACAGAGGAGTCCGTGAAGAGACTCTTCGAGGGAGTTCCCAACGACTTCGAGGTCAACAGGGTGAAGTATACCAAGGGTAAGGACTTCATCCTAATCGCAGTGACAAGGAGCTAGCTATGAGAGTGTCCTTCCATATCATCACTCGCAATCGGCCGAACTACTTGTCCGCCGCTCTGGCTAGCCTTGTCTTCCAGACCCACAAGGACTGGGAGCTGGTCATCGTTGACGACTCGGACCCCGACGTGCTCTCGCACTACCATATCAGACTGCTGATCAGGATGTTGGAGGATGACGGGGTCAGGGTGAACGTGGTTCGTGGTACCAACGAAGGAATACCCTTCGCCTATCAGCAGTCCATGGAGGCGGCCCAGGCCGAGCTCTGCATCCGTCACGAGGATGATATAGTTGTTCCTCGCGACTATATCCAGCTTCTGCACGACTTCATCGTGGATCAGGACAGGACAGAGGTGGCAGCGGCTGGAGGATGTCTCCTCAACGCGCATCGTGGGAGAATACTGAATCAGGGTCCCAGTCAGAACGGGTTTGCCCGGAAGAAGATCGAGACGGGGATGATCCTCGAGCCCTACGATATGCAGCAGCACTGGATCGACCACAATGAGCCCATCGAAGTTTGCCACATGCACGGCGGGTTCATCTACTGGAAGCAGGCTCTCCAAGACGTGGGCGGGTTCGCTACATGGTGTACAAACCTGGGCCATCGGGAGGAGACAGACGTTTCACTCCGGCTCTACTTCGCCGGGTTCAAATGTCTGTATCTTCCTTGGGTCAGGTCGTGGCACATGGAGGCCGAGGGTGGCGGGTCTCGAGACTCGGCTAATCCTCTGCACTCCCAGCAGCGTCGGCAGCTTCAGCTGCAGGACGAGGAGAAGTTCCAAGGGCGCCTTCGGGCTTGGATGGAGACTAATCCAGACAGATGGGTACCGGTAGACGACTAGCAGACGTTGCCAAGTTCGAGGGCATCCTCACGGACTGCCGCTACTTCAAGGGGTTCAAGCCTTGCTGGCCCCACAAGAAGTTCGGGCAGAGATGCCTAGGATGCAAGCACTATAGGCCGACTCGAACTCGAGTCCTGCTTATCAAGCTTGCCGCCATGGGGGATGTGGTCAGAACCGCCTCTCTGCTTGGTCCGATCAGGGCCAAGTACGGGAGCGACTGCCACATCACATGGCTGACCTCAGACGAAGGGTTTCAGATTCTGCGAAGAATCAAGGGGATTGACAAGCTGATTCCCTACAACTGGAAGAGCCAGGTCTCGATCATGGTCATGAAGTTCCAGGCCGTGATCTGCTTGGATAAGGAGCCTGAGAGTACGGCCATAGCCGTGGCTGTCGAGGCCGAGGAGAGATACGGGTTCGGCATGGATCAGTACGGGAACACCGCCGCCATGTCCGACTCTGCTCGCGAGGCCTTCCAGCTCGGCATCGACGACGAAGCCAAGAGACTGAGCTGCTTGACCTACCAGCAGCTCTGTGCTAAGATGATAGGAGTAGAGGAGCCTGACGACTACCCGTTCTTCACGGGCTTCAAGGCCAAGGAGGAAATTGGCAAGGTCGGCCTGAACTACATGGCCGGAGATCGATTCTTCAAGAAGTGGAAAGGCTGGGAGAAGTTAGCTGAGCTCCTGAAGGAGCGAGGTTACAAGCCGGAGATGCAAGAACAGAGACGATCGATCATGGACTACGTTGGCTGGGTGGCCTCATGCTCTTGCGTGGTCACGATGGATTCGTTCGGCATGCACTTGGGTATTGCTCTGAGACGAAGAGTCGTGACCATCTTCGGTTCTACTCCAGCCGACGACATCGATATGTATGGCCGAGGCGTCAAGCTAGTTCCCGACTCTGACTGCCTTGGATGCTACAGGAAGAAGTGCTTTCGGGACACCCCCTGCTACGAGCTCATCACTCCGGAGCAGGTGGCTGACGCGGTAGTGGAGATCATGGAGGGCGTCCCATGTACTGCCGAATAGCAGACGTACGAAAGTTTCACGACTCTGGTGAGACAAACAAGGAGTTCGAGCAAGCCATCCGTGAGGCCATGGAGATGATCGACGAAGAGTGCGATGATCACTTCGAGCCTGACGACAAGACCTTCAACTTCGATGGGACTGGGCACTCGGACATTCTGTTCCCGGAGCTCACTCTGCTGAGGTGTCTCGAGATCACATCCATCGTGATCGTGGACCCGGCCGATGGCTCGACCACTGACGTAGACTCTAGCGACTACAAGGTCTACGAACGAAGGGTCACGCTCGAGTACGACATCTCTCTGCGAGCAAGTGCTCGGTGGGGAGACGATGCTCCGATCTGGCCCAAGGGTAATCAGAACGTCCAGATCACCGGGAAGTGGGGATGGAAAAAGACTCCCCGAAACATCGCGAAGGCTTGCGCCATCTTGGCGGCTCAGAAGATGGACGACATCACAGAGGGTATCTCGACCGAGGGTGACATCAAGTCGGCGAAGCTTGGCGACTTCTCGTTCACTCTCGAGGAATCTGGCGGGACAGAAACAGGGGGGACGACCGGGAACAAAGCGGTGGACCGTCTCCTCGCCAACTACCACAACGACGTCCCACAACTGGGGATTGTATAGATGTCATTCAAGAGCGTAGTCGAAGATGCGCTGGTTCAGGCCTGGCCGTACTGGCGGAAGCAGGTGACGCTGAAGTTGAATGCTGCGGCGCCTGTCGTGGACGTGGAGACCGGAGAGGTCGCGCCTGACCCGACGGACGTCACGCTCTACGCCGTGAGGACGGCTTACAAGGAGAGGAAGGACGAGCGGGGCACGGACGCTATTCAGACCCGCCGGTACTTCTTCTACATTCAGCAGGCTCACATCGAGTCTGCCGGGATCGATCCTTCTACTATCGACTCGGTAGTAGATGACGACTCGCAAGAGTACAACGTATTCAACGCGGACCATGACGGGCTGAAGGTTCTCCATCGTTTGCATTGTGAGAAGCTGTAATGGCGATCAAGGGTCGAAGACTGACGATGCCGGGTAGGAGATCGAAGGCCTTCAGAAAGTCGGCCAAGTCTCGCATCATGAATGTGGAGCTCCACACAGAGGCTTTCAACAAGGACCTTCAGCGGGTGCTGAAGAAGGCCGAGGTCAAGAAGGAGCCGACCCTTCGGAACGTCATGTTCTTTCTACTGGGCGAGGTCATCAAGCTGACGCCGATCAAGACCGGGTTCGCTCGTGGTTCTTGGATGCCCTATCTCCGAGAGGTGGGTGGAGCAGTACCAGGAGCGGGGAAGGTTACGGCCAACTATTCACGGGCTGCCGAGAAGGAAGGCGAGGACGAGGGGAGTTGGGACGAGTCTAAATCGGGACGGGCTTTCACGATCAAGGTTGCTAGCCACGTACCGTACATCCTCAGGCTCGAGTTCGGATGGAGTAAGCAAGCTCCTCGCGGGATGCTCAGGCCGGGAATGAAGATCACGCGACGGAAGCTTCGACAAGAGTTCGCGGAACTGTTCAGGTAGAGAGCCATGCTTGAAGATGCGAAGAAAGCACTCTGGACCTATATCAAGGACAACTGGACCGAGACCGAGGTGCACTGGCCCGGCTCGAAGTTCCAGACTCAGGATCATTCTGAGTGGATTCAGGTCAGCATGAGCGATGTCGACCAGGCTGCGATGAGAAGCCCCGAGGTCGAGTTCCGTGACATCGATGTAGAGATCAACGTCTTCTGCAAGTTCGGGACTTCTCTATATCGCGTCGACACCATCTCTGATGCGGTGGTCTCGATGCTGGAGCACAAGAACATCTCGGTCGCAGGAACTCCAGAACGGTTCCTCAGACTGAGGGAGGCATCTGTTAGCGATGTGCCGAATGAGCTGGACCTTCAGCAACACTCGGTTCGTATTTCAGGGACTCTTGAGAGAACATAGAGGGGAGGTGAGAGCTAGTGTCATTGACCAGAAATCTCCGAGATGGAGAGCTGAAGATCAAGGACGGAGGGTCTGAGGAGATCACTGTCGCACTGGATGAGGGAGACCTCACAGTCGGCGAGACTCAGAACCTCATCAACGTCCTCGATCGCGGAGCACTCGACCATCGAAGACCGGGAGACGAGGACCCTGTTGCGGTGAGCTTCACGCTGAAGTTCGTGGAGTACATCGGAGGCTCAGGGCAGCCCGCTACCCCATATGAGGCGCTGAAGCAGATCGGCAACGCAGCCGCCTGGCAGAGCACCTCAGCAAGCGACGTGTACGCAGTCAACCTCGAGTTCACGATCGACAACCCCGACGGTGGGGACGACGAGAAGGTTACGCTCGACGACTTCGCTTACGAGTCGATCGAGTTCGCCGAGGGCGACGAGTACAACACGCTTACGGTTGACGGGACCGCGTTCGTCACGGGCCCGACACTCGAAAAGGTCGCGTAATAGGACGCGACCACTGAGAGGAGAGGAGCGATGAAGCACGGTGGAAAGAAGCGTGGCAGTCTCCCCGAGAAGACTGTCCCAATAGGTGAGTTCACGTTCCGAGTCAAGGGGCTGGCGTTCGGGGCGATGGAAGAACTCGGCAGAGGTCTTCCTCGTCCCACGCCTCCCCTGGAGTTCGCCCGTGACCGAAAGGGCAAGATACTCCGTGACAAGGAGGGGAAGGTCGCCAAGCATCGCGACGAAGAGGACCCCGGGTACAAGACGGAGAATCGCCGAGTCAACATGCTCGAGTCGGCTCTCATGATCTACCACGGGCTCCGGGCCGACACCGAGATCGAGTGGGAGTCGGAGGGTGATCCGAACGACGAGAAGAACAAAGAGCAGTTCGCGACATCCATCCTCCAGGAGTTGAAGGACTTCCCGCTCACGACGGGAGAGATCATCCTTCTGCAGCGGGCGATCTCGGAGGTCTCCGGGTTGCAGAAGGCCCAGATCGAGAACGCGATGGAGGACCTCGTAGGAGAGGGGGAATAGACGGCAGCGGTAGGACGACGCTCTATCTTGTTCTTGCGACATGCGATCGGTTCAAGATAGACCTCGAGAGATTCTACTCGCTGCCGTTGACTAGCCAGCAGTACATGGTTGCGTACCATTCCCTGCGCAACCGTGAGGACGATAAGGAGAGGAAGAAGCGTGCCAACGTTCGTGGAAAAGCTGGTCGCCGAGGTCACCGCTGACACCTCGGAGTTCTACGAGAACTTCGACAAGGTGGCCAAGACCGTCGAGAATACGGCTGACAAAGTCGCTAGCGCCTCCAAGAAGATGGCCCTAGCCCTAAGTGCAGCCGGAGGTGCAGCGCTCTACTTTGCTACCTCCTTCGAGACCGGGATGGCTGAGGTCTCTACACTGGTGGACACGACACTCGTCGATATGCAGAATCTCGAGGACGGCGTCCGATCGCTGTCGGTCGAATTCGGCGAGTCACATAGTACGATGACCACCGCGCTCTACAACACCTTGTCAGCTGGTGTTGATGCGACCGAGTCCATCGAGCTCCTGAGCGTCGCGAACCGCGCGGCTATTGCGGGCGTCACCGACGTGAACACGTCTCTTCGTGGGATCGTCCAGACACTCAACGCCTACGGGATGGGTACTGATCAGGCTGAGCGGGTCTCGGACATCTTCTTCTCCACGGTCAAAGAGGGCGTGCTGACCTTCCCACAGCTGGCTTCCGGGTTGGGTCGGGTGACGGGTATCGCTGCTACCGCCGGCATCCCACTCGAAGAGCTGACGGCCTCGCTTGCTACCCTGACCAAGGGTGGTATCCAATTCGACGAAGCAGTGACTGCGGTCAGGCAGGCCATCGTTACCTTCATCTCTCCGACGAAAGAAGCCCAGGAGATTGCCCAAGAACTCGGCGTCGAGCTCTCGGCTACAGCTCTCAAGTCCAAGGGTCTTGGCGTCGCTCTTCGTGAGATAGAAGAGGCAGCTGGTGATAATGTTGAAGCGCTGGCTGCCCTCTTCCCGAATGTTCGTGCGTTCACAGCCGTGTCATCCCTGGCTGGAAAGCAGGCTGACGAGTTCGGTCGTATCATCGAAGCAAACGTCAAGAGCCAAGGTGCATCGGCAGAGGCGTACGAAAAGATGGCCAAGACCGCTGGCCGTGCGCTGAAGAAGATCAAGTCGTTCTTCATGGACGTCATGATCACACTCGGCGAGGCTCTTCTACCGAAGCTCATCGAATTCACCGACTGGGTAGAGAAGAACAAGGCCGAGTGGATGAGCTGGGTCAAGGAGAACGCTGCGACTATTGCGGCTTGGGGTGCAACAGCCTTGTCCATCGCGGCCGTGACCTTCGCGCTCTCGACAGGGGTGAGCTTCATAGCCAAGTACGGTGGGAAGGTCGTCTGGCTCACCGACAAGCTGCTCCGCCTGACCTTCACAGCCATGGACGGCCTGCCTCACCTGGTCAACCTAGCGAAGGCCCATCCTTGGGCAGCTATGGGAATCGCGGTAGGAGCAGCGGGCTTTGCTGTCGGGTCGCTCATCGCCAAGTACACCCAGCTTGACGAAAAGATCGCCGATCTGATAGCCAAGGCCCCGAAGGAGATGAAGGCTCACGAGGACGTAGCCAAGATTCAGGCGGCTGCACGAGCCGAGGCTCTCCGTCAGGAAGAGATTCTCAACAAGGCCATGAAGGAAGGCAACATCGAGCTCATCAAGAGAATGGCTTCACGAAAGAAGAACGCAGAACTTGCGAAGGAGTACCTCAGAAAGATAGCTGACGCTGAGGCGAATCTCGTCGCAGAACAGAAGCGACATGCTGCCGCGGTTCTTGCCATGAAGAGAGATCACTGGAAAAGAGCCACGCAGGACTTCAAGAAAAACTACATCGACCAGATAAGCTATCTTCGGGACGCGCTGAAAGAACAGTTCGACGAGGTCAAGGGACATCAGGACAGACTTCAGAACCTCCAGGAACGACACGCCGACTGGTCTCGTTCCATCGATCGCTCCATCCTTGACCTGCAGTTGGGCGGCCTTGACGAAGGAACACGAGCAGTCTCTGAGTACTATCTGGCCAGAACCCGTGCTCAAGAAGCTGCCGCTGCACTGGCTCGATCCGACTACGATGAATTCGCTCGACTTCAGCAGGAGTCGGCCGAACTCTATCGCAACATTGCTGATGTCCAGATAGCAGAAGGCGAGGCTGGGTACGGCATCGTCGAGAACTTCAGAGAGGCAGCCATCGAGGGAATGAAGGACCTGCAGGAACTGGGCGAGATCGCCTGGGAGGAGCAAGAGGAGGGCGCTAAGGGACTGCTGGAAGAGGCACAGCATACCTTCGAGAATATCCGGAAGGACCTCTCTGATCTGAAGACGTTTGCTGAGAGACATCTTCAGTGGAACGTCGAGCTTGTTGGGCTACCAGAAGCTGAGGCTCAGATGCGAGCCTTCATTGCGAAGATGAGGGAAGAGCTGGCAGGCCTTGGCGAACTTGGCGTCTCGATCGCCGGAAGCCCCACTACACGGGAGCCTGGCGCCGAGGCAGGACCGGGTCGTGGTACTACGGAGCATCATTCTCCGACTCACATCACGACCCACTACGAAGGTGACATCAATCTCACGCTGCTTGGCCAGCCTGTCGGGAGAGAGCTGACTCGTTCAGTCATCATCCCCGAGATTGCCACGGCTCGGAAGCGGGGGAGGATATAAACGATGGGATGCCATTTCATCAAAGGTGCCGTCGACAAAGACATCTCTCGTTCTCCAGAGTTCGGGAACATGAACAGGCATACCATGTTCCAAGTGCTCGGCCGGACTCGAGGCGGGACCAGGTTCAACTACGACAAGGGTATCAAGGTCGAGTACCTTGACATCCGTCTGACCTATCTGACCAACGACGAGAAGGATGACATCGAGGACTTCTTCGAGAATACGTCCGATGGCATCATGGAGGAGTTCACGTTCAGAGATCACAACGATGTTGACTGGACAGTGAAGTTCGTCAATGCGACTCTCGACTTCACCGAGGATCGTGACTCTGGCTGGTCTATCCGCTTTCAACTGGAGGTAGTGGGCTAGTGGTCCGGACACTTTCATCTGGGGCCCAGGCTGAAGCGCTGTCGTCTGGGGCTAAGCCTCGTAATCTTGTCAAGCTCATGGCCGGCGGTGCCTTGGGGACACGGTGGTTCTCGGATTCCGAGTTCACTGTACCGTGGAACTTCGACTGGGCTGACCTTCCAGACTATGCCTCACTCGATGGGGCTATGTGGAAATTCGACGAAGGTTCCGGCGTCACAGCCGACAACGAGGAAGGTACGGCCGCTCGTGATCTAACTCTGTCAGCCAGCGGTATCTGGGACACCTCGACACCTGATCCATTCGGCGGTACGACCAGTCTGAAGTTCACGGGAGGTACAAGCAACTACCATACCGACAAGACGGACGCGTGGTTCGATCTCGACAACGAGCAGAAGTTCACCTTCATCATCAACGCCAAGGCGCTATCCGATGGAGAGAACGACGCTGGATGTTTCGCGGAGATGGGGAACGGGACCGGCTGGCTCCTCTTCTTCCTCACGCCAACTGTCCTCCGGTTCAACCTCGACACGAAAGTCGGCACAACTATCCACACGGCGGGTGCATCTTTCCCCGCTCCTTCCCTGAACGCGTGGCACTCCATCGCTATTGTTGTTGACCTCACTCAGGCCACCCCCGACGAACAGGTCGTGATCTACGTCGATGGCGTAGCTCAGACAATAACTTGGCAGGGTTCCCTCGGGACGCACATCCGACAGACTGGAACGAAGAACCTCGCAGTCGGCAACTACAATGGCGGCGGTCCGTGGTTGACCGAGTTCGACGGCAACATCAGCCAGACCTTCCTCGCTATAGGAGAGGCGTTCGACGACTACCAAGTCAAGGCGGCCGTTGGAAGAATGGACGCACGAGTCGTGAACTGGGGTCTCATGGACCGAGCCATTGTCCGTGGAAATCAACAGCTCCCGGTCACGGACATGAAGGTCCAACTCCAGGACCACGATCGCTCACTCCTCTCCTACTTCGACGACATCGAAGTCCAGGACAAGCCTGTCGCGATGTATCAGTTCTGGACCGAGGCCGGGCTTCTCGAGACTGACCTTGTCACACTGATCGACGGGTTCGTCTCCGGGCCATTCGACTGGGACGAGAACAATAGGAAGATCACGCTTGACCTCGTCTCCAAGGCTGTGCACTACAATCGTACAGTAGGAGTGCTGGCCACGATCGATGACTTCCCCGACATCGCCGAGAATCACGAGGGTCGAATGATTCCCATCTGCGTTGGGAAGCCGCAGATGGTCGAGCCTGTGAACGTCACAATGGGTAAGATTGGGCGATTGATGAACCCGGTATCGGCATCTCAGATCGATAACTGGTTCATCGAAGGTTTCGAGGATATGGCCCCCGGGACCGAGCTTACTCTTCGGATCAATGAGGAAGTAGTTCGAGGTACCATCGACGGCCGAACCTTCACGGTTCTAGCTAGAGGCGAAGCGATCTACACTGGTACGGTCAAGGGCTCTCACCCGGAGTACAACGGCGCCTTCATAGACGGTGACCTTCCCGCTGACGGGGACAACGCGTACACCGGGTTCTACGTGAAGACCTGGGTCCCCGGGTACATCAATCCCGCCTTCAGAGAAGTTCCCATCTCGGTCTCCAATACTCCGAGACCCGATTACTCTGCAGCGGGGTGGCAGTGGAGAAAGATCTGGAGATACGACGGCACTTCGAAGACCATCTACTACATGCCCGAGTTCATGCTTGAAGGGCCGACGTTCATCGAAGGCGATACTTTTACATGTGTCGGTCATGTCTATACTCTTCCCTACGGACATGGGTACTCGATCGTCGGGATTCCTACGGCTCATGACGCGGGCTCTGAGTGCTATCGGCTGCTCGATCAGTACACCTGGATAGTGAACGAGTACCCGTCGGCCCGGGTCAACAACGTCTATGTTCACGGGAAGAAGCTACTATCGCTCCAGACCGACACCGAGACGGTTCTCAATCGAATCGGCCTTGGCGGTGGAGTACCCGGAATCCCGAATCCGAACTGGGAAGACGCGTATCTCATCGGTCAGGTTGCTGATTCCGAGGAAGACCGCGACATCGTAATCCACCCTGAACACTACGATGTGAACCTCAATGACTCGCAGTTCGTCGGGATTCTCGGCCACAACTGTACCACCATCACGTTCTACAATCCACCGAAGTTCATCCCGGGCTACCAGATTTCCACCAACGACATCAAGGTTGACATCGAGGGACTCGACAGCGTGGGAGACGGGTCGGGAACTGTCATCGAGAATCCCGCCGCCGTTATCAAGAAGTTCCTCGAGACCTGGGGAGGAGTGGGCGCCTCGGAGATAGACACGTCTGCATTCTCATCGGTTGAGTCCGCGACTGGCTGGCTGCGGTTCGGCTTCGCGCTCGGCAGTCAAAGAAACCTCATGGACCTCTGTGCTGACATGGGCTTCCAGGCTCGGTCCGAGTTCAAGTGGGAAGACGGTCTCGCTACTATCGGCTTCCTCAGGAACGGCGCTGGGTCTGTCGCCGCTACTATCACGGGTGACGACGAGATCACGGTTGATTCAGTGAAGCTCTCGTGGGACGACTTCGATTACGTCCTTTCGGAGATCGTGGCAGTATGGAACGAGCGTGGTGAAGAGAAGGAGCTGACGGTTCGGGACACCGCGGCTGAAGCAGCCTATGGTAGAAGGGCCGAGCGATACGACTTCTGGGCCTACGGCCAGAAGCAGTACGTCTCTAGCATCGCGTCGTTCTGGCTGGCTATGCGGAGGCGTCTTCGTCGACGAGTAAGTTTCAAGACCTATCTAACCGAGCTCGACCTTCAGCGTGGAGACTGGGTCTCTCTCGATCTAACCGACTACTTCCTTTCTGGTCAGAAAGGCGACGTAGTAGGATTGAGGCACAGTCCCGGTGCAGGCGCTGACGCCAAGATGGACGAGATCGAGTTCGAGCTTCGTCTTCCTGTCTGGGCCGGATGTCTTACCGCCTGTGAGACCGAGTGTCAGACGGGATGCGAGTCGGTCTGCGAGATATGGACTCAGACCGGCTGCGAGTTCACATGCGAGTATGCGTGTGAAGGGTCCTGCGTCAACGTGTGCGAACTACTCTGCGCCGCGGCCGCAGATCAGGGCGGGCCTCCTTGCGCACTCCAGGCTTGCATGGTCTTCTGCATGATCATGCTCCCGGGCGGAGCCATTGGTCAAGAGACCTGCTGCGAGATGTACTGCGAGTCGCAGTGCGAGTCCACCGGATGCGAGACGACCTGTGATCACGACTGTACCTCCGGATCAGCTGAGACTCAGGGTGTCTCGACCGAGCCTTACGAGTACGGGACGTGGCCGAACGATGGATTCAGCGGTGACCTCTCACTCTGGATTGACGCCGAGACACCCGTCTTCGAAATCGTCGGCGGGGAGGTAAAGCTCAAGGCGGGGAATTCGAGTGGCAGCCTTAGTTGGGCGGATCAGAGAAGGAACCCCGATCAATCAGCCACCTTCACACTCCCGTGCTATATCGCACAATACTCTGGTTATCCCTACGACCCGATCTACAGTGCAGATATTGCTTGGGGCTCGGTCAAAGGCGGGAAGGGTTTGACCGCGTGGGCGTTGATTCAGGGCCGGTGGCAAGGAGAGGAACCTGAATGGTACTTCGAGGGACGCACGGGTGCTAGAATCTCGGTCTCGGGTTACGCCGACGTGACCGTGTGGGCAGGAAGCTGGACGACTGATCTCTTCTCAAAATCGGGGACGCTGAAGCTCATCATCACACCAACTCAGGTCAAGGCCGAGTTCGACGGACACTCGGCTGTTCGAAGCGTGGCCGTCGCTGGAGAGTACTCGAGCCACTCTCTCGGTCTGAATGTACAAGGACCTGGCTACACTGACAATGCCAAGGTTGACTCAATCTCCTCGCCCTAACTAAAGAGGCGTTGAGAAAGAAAGGAGAGTAGAACAATGCAGTCCTTGAACCCTGCGGTGGAGAAGTCCCCCCGCCTCAAACGATACCCCGCCGAGAACGCTAGGATACACGTTCTTCGCACCCATGGGAAGAGGTTAGCTTACGATCCCAACTCGATGGAGCTCTTCGAATTAGAGGAGTGGGATACCGAGCCGGCTGCTTCTTTCGACGCCCCCAACTTTCCTTACTTCGTCAGGCCGTTCCCGGTACAGCTCTGTCTGAACGTCTGCCATGACTGCAATCTCGGATGTCGTTACTGCTTCGTTCGTCACTACTCCGCGACGAAGGAACTCAAGTACATGACACCCACTGTTCTTCAACAGGCGATCGATCACTACTTCAACGGTATTCCTCAGCTTGGTAAGAGGGGCCGCTTCGGGATTTCTTTCTTCGGTGGGGAGCCCACTCTTCCCAAGTCGTGGAAGCTTGTCAAGGAAGGAGCCCTGTACGCACGATCATTAGCCGAGATGAGGCAGTCGTACCTGAATCTTCATATCACCACTAACGGGACATGTCTCGATAAGGAAAAGCTCGACTTCCTCAGTCAGCAGAATTTCTCCATGATCATTTCGATAGATGGACCTGAGGACATCCACAACAAGAATCGCCCGGCCAGGAGAGACACCTTCAATTCCTGGGAGAGCACGATGCAGGCCCTCGAAAAGATGCTTGACTATCCTGGCTTGGCTAAGAGGACCACGCTTCGAGCAACATTCGGGGCCGACGACGTTCAGCTGGTCTCGAGGTTAGAGTTCCTCAACGAGTTGGTGAGGAAGGGGATGGCGGGATCAGTATCCGTCGAGCCTCTGAATCTATCCGAGACCTCCTGCCACAATATCGGCGAGAAGCAGATGATCTTCGGGACCTCGGACGAACATCGAGAGCTTGTCAATAGACAGTACTACGAGGCCGCCGAGTGGTTCGTGTCTCGTAGGAAGACCAGCTACAATCCTCGGTTCTTCCACTTCGAAGCCACGCTGAGACGGCTGGCTCGGAGAATGCCACAGCCTTCCGAGTGTGGAGCTGCCTGGGGATTCTACGCCGTGAATCCTAGCGGTGATATCCTGCCGTGTCACCGTGAGGGCGTGGACCCCATCGGAAGTCTAGCCTATGGAATCAGCGAGCAAGCTCGAGAAGAGTGGAAGGACAACAGGTGGTACTGTCGAACGAAGTGTCCATCGTGCTGGGCACGGAACTACTGTGGTGGAGGGTGTCGAGTAGTCTCGAAGCAACACACCGGAGACATCCACAACTCCGACCCTGCACTCTGTATGTTCAAGAAGGTCTGGCTCAAGGAATGTGCTTGGATTCTTAGCGAGACCACCCAGAGCGATTGGATCAACGCTGAGCCACGCCATGCTCAGGCTCAGACAGAGAGAGCTGGAGAACAGTCTTGTACAAGGTGCGACTCCTCAGAGAAGCCGGCGGGTTAGGCGACGTTCTCTGCACACTCCCGGTGGCCAAGGGCTGGAAGCTTAGACAGCCTGATGTCGAGATCACGTACGTCGGCATCCGGACCTACCGAGAACTCGTCGAGCACTGCCCGTACGTAGATCGTTGGTCAGAGACCTCGATCCATCGTCGCCGCCCCCAGGACGGACCGTTCGACTCCGAGCGATACCCATACCTCAAAGAGACCGATGATGCCGACGCCACCTATTCCCTGTACTGTCCCGGCTGGGCACATGAGAAGGAGTTCCGAGAGAAACGACACAAGTCAAGGATCAGATGTTTCTGTGAGGCCTCGGACATCTACGACGTTCCCCTTGTGGTCGACTGCTATCGGGTAACCGAGGCCGAGAAGAACTGGGCTCAAGGCTGGCTCGACGGTAACTGGGTCAACACGCACGGCATCGTCGTAGGGCTCGAACCGTACTCAACCGATCCTCTCAGGAATTGGCCGCCGGAGAAGTGGAGGAAGCTGGCCGAGCTTCTCGACAAGGCCGGCCTCAACATCATCTCGTTCGACCATGTACCACGTCGTCTAAGGAACTTCCCCGGAGCGTTGGCCATGCGGCTCTCCTTCACGAAGGTGGCCTCTCTTATTCAACGCTGCTCGCTCATGATCACACCCGACTCGGGGCTTCTTCACTTTGCATCTTTCTTGGATGTCCCGACTCTATCTCTATTCGGGTCCACTAACGGATGGGTTACCTGTCACCCGTATCGAAAGACGCATCCCATCTTCCCGATCACCGAGCATCGTGAAGGCTGCAAGCCTCCGTGTCAGCTGCTTCCTCCCAAAGAGATTTCTGGCAAGTGTCGTCAGTCTGGGTGCTCGATTCTCAACGCGATCGAGCCAGAGCAGGTTTTCCTTATGGCCATTCAGATGCTGAGGGCGTACTCATGATCCTGACAATCGGCGATGCTATCCTGGACATCTTCTCTCACCACATGGCGGGAAGGCTGGAGCCCACGGCTCCCGTACCCGTCCTCTATCCAAAGCACCACGAGTACATGGCTGGCGGTGCGGCCAACGTGGCTCAGAATGTCCGGACTCTCGGAGGCAAGTCACGTCTCCTTGGAGCCTGGGACCTCGACGAGGACGGGCTCCGACTCGAGTCCTTACTCAAGTGCGACTTCACTCGAATCCCCGGTCAGACTACGGTCAAGCAGAGGATAGTAGCCGACCGTCAAGTAGTGTGTCGTATCGACAGGGCCAGAGAGAACACGGGCATCACTGAGATACCTGAGGACCTGATCGAAGATACAAGGTTCGTGATCCTTCAGGACTACCAGCACGGGATAGTTACAGACGAGCTGATCGAGTCCCTAAAGAGCCGAGGGATTCCAACGATCGTTGATCCTAAGCGAATCACCCCCGCTCTGAAGGGCTTGACCTACCTGAAGCCCAACAAGCACGAAGCACGCGTCATGCTCGGTCACCGCTACCGGATGGCCCGGGCTGACGAGTGCGCCGAGGCTCTGGCCAAGTTATGGGAGACACGAGCCATCGTGACCGACGGCTCCAACGGCATCTTCTGGTATGACCAGGGCTCGAGTGGCCACTGTCCCGGTCATCAGGTAGAAGTGTTCGACGTAACGGGCGCGGGAGATACCGTGATCGCTGCTCTGGCTGTTCAGCTTGAGCGCGGGGTCATTCTACCCGAGGCCGTGAAGTTCGCCAACCTCGCAGCGGCCGCTGTTGTCCGACATCACGGGACCGTGGCTGCAACCCTCGACGAGGTCCAGGACCTGGGGAAGGACCTGGGACCCCTCGACTAAATAGGTATAACCTTACCGGTATATAGACCCCTCGGATACCGGACCCCGGAACGGTCCTCGTGGACGGCGTAGCAGGGCCGTTACGGGCTAGCCGTACGGCGTAGCGTACGGCCGTTCTTCCAGGTCCCGGTGTGATTTGACGGGAGGAAAAAACGCAGGCCTTATACGGCCGTATACGGCTTGATTCCTACTTGGGATATATACTGTATTAGTGATGTTCGAGGGGAAGCCCGCGAGGGGCCTGGGGCTAGGACCCCAGACCCCCCTTGTGCCCGAGCCTCCGCAACTTGCGGCGGAGTGCTCGCTTGTCTTTCTGCGAGGTAGCGGCCTCGAGTTCTGCTCGAAGTCTCTTGACCTTGTCCTTCTTCGGGGTCTTGGACTTCTGCTTCTTGGGCTTGTGTTTCTTGAGGCGCTTGAGAAGTGCGAGGTCTCGGCCGATCTCAACCTCGCTGAAGAATGGGTTCTTCCTTCTCCGACGCATCACGAAGTGAACCTTCTTGTTCCCCTTCAGTCTGCTCTTGACCCAGACGAATATCTCTTCCGTGTATCGCCATGTGATCATGGGCTTCTGACGTAACTCTAGCCGCCAGTTGACCACTTCCAGTTCCCAGATGCGTCGGGCCTGGGTCTCCGAGACCCCACGCTTTTCCATCTCCTTCCCGAGTATGTGGGGGACGTCGCTGAGAAAGGAGTAGCCCATCTCCTGCTTAGCCATACACTCAGCGATCATCTGATATGCTTGATGTGTAATGATCTCGAATGGCGGAGGACCGTAGGGCATTACTTCTTCTCCTTCCTTCCCCCTGTCTTCTTCTTCTTGCCGCCCCCCTTCTCCGTGTTCCTGATCGAGTGTCCTCGAGCCCGGAGAAGCCGCCGTATCTTTCGTTGCTCGGTCTTGCCCACCTTCTCCTTTCGCTTGAGGAGTTCCTCGACTGTCAACATCTCGAGGTTCGTGCCATCCTTGGCTATGGCCCCGCCCTTGGATCGAGCCCGCTTCACCTTCCCGCCAGATACTCGAACACCTGCCTCGGCTCCAGCAGCCGATGACAGCCAGGTCTTCCAGAAGCCCCTTCCTTCCAACGCCTCGTCTAACTGGGCCTGGCTCTGGGCATGAAGAACCTTGTTGGCTCGATCGAACGACGTGTACATGAGTCCACTGGGCGTGGTCTTCTGAGTGATCCAGATTAGGAGTTGATACTTGTAGACCGCCTTCATCCCGATGAACTCGGGCTTGTTGACGGGAGGGTCTTCGTCGTAGAGTTCTCGATAGATGGTGAGTCCGCTCAGCGGTATCTCACCCTCCCGAGCGATGACTGTTGAAAGTTTCTTGGTCTCCTTGTCGTACCGCTCGGTCGCGATGGATAGCCTGGTGGGTCGACATGCCCCGATCGCTCTGAGCTCGGTGACCAGACCATGTCCTGACGTGAACCGGAGACCCATCTTGTACAACTTCGGGAAGGCTCGAGCTATGATCTTCGAGGCCAACCCGTACGGTGCTGTCCAGACATCGCACCGTTGGATGAGATCACGGATTCGTTGGGCCGGCAGCTTGCTGAGAACCTGGAGCTTGTAGTTCGTCTTTCGCTCCAGGCTCTTCTGTCGCTGAGCTACCTTGTGCTGCCTGGCGATCTCGTCTCGTTCGGCCCTCCTCTCTTTGCTAGCACGTCGACGGTCCTTCCTCTTCTGCTTCTCGGCCTCTGATAGCGGCTTGCGTCTCCGCTTAGCCACGGCTCCCTCCCTTCCTCGCCATGGCTCTCCTCCTCCGGCGGCGAAGCTGGAGTGGCGAGAGCTTGAGCAGGAGCCTCAGCTCCCGCCTGACCATGTCCGCCGAGCGGAAGTCGCTCTGCTTGTAGCACCCGGGCATCAGACGCTGCAGTACTTTGATCGCCTCCTTCCTTGTGATCCTTTTGTTCCGGGCCGCCTCGTTGGCCCGCTCCACAACCCCGACGTGTTCAATCGTCCCGTTCGTTGCCATGACCCTCCCCTTACTTGTGAGAAATCCCGCGGCGGCTCATTGCCTCCTGGGACTGCTCGACGATTTCGAGCATGTCGTCCAAGACATCCTCGGCCTGTACTCGGACCTCCATGTCTTCGTCCCCGTTGGAGAAGGCTTGGAGAGCCGAAGCCACGAGGTGCGCTACCATCAACTTAGCGTTGACCAGCGCCCCCATTCTGACCTCTTTGTCCGGGCGCCCCAGCCCAAGGTCGATCTCCGCTGGAGTCGACTTGTGGGCTATGGCTAGCAACTCGTCGTCGCTGCCGGAGTAGATTGGCTTCCCGTTAGAGGGCATTGTTACTTGTCCTTTCCGCGGCTCTTCTTCTTGCCGCCCTTCTTCTTCGCCTTCTTCTTGCTGCCCTTCTTGCCGCCGCCCTTGGCGTTCGCCGCCTCAGCGACCTCGATCAACTCCGGCAAGAACTCCACGATACCCTTGGCCTCCTCGGTCGAGAGGCGCCCAAGCTTCCTGAACCTGATCTCCTCCTTCCCGTCGTCTCCCTGCTTCGCGTAGTAACGATTGATCCCGACCTTAGCGGGACCGTTGTCGTAGGTCGAGACCGAGATGACGATCCCGTCCAGGTCCACCTCCTTGATCTTCTTCATCTTGTCCGCATCGAATCCTGCCATGACTGTCCTCCCTTTCTGAGCCTGTGGCTCAAGTCCTACTCGTCCTTCTCCAGGAAATTGGCACCGACCTTCCAGATGCCCTTCGTGCCGCCGAAGTCAACGTGGACCCGCGTGCGGCCCACCTTCGTTACCATGCCCTTCATCCCGACCTTGAATCCCCGCTTCTCCGGACCCGTCCACTTGACCTTGGCTCCAGGGTAGAGGTCCGCTGCGGCCATCATGTTGTTGGCTCTGCGGCGACTCTTCGATGTACTGATGAGCTCGTCCAGTAGCCAGCGGAAATCCACCGGGCTCAAGCTCAGCGCCTCCCCCAGGATCTTCACCCGCTTATCCTTGTCGCTCGCCTTCTTCTTCTTCGTCTTCTTCTTGGCCATGGTCCCTCTCTCCTATACGAACTGGATACACTCCGGGCCGTAGCCCGCCTTGATTGACTCGGGGACGGTTAGCCGTCTCCCGCATCTTCCGCACCGTCCTTCGTGGTAGAGCTTGATATGTGGAGGCCACGGACGATCAGGGCTCGTGGCGTTCAGCCTCTTGGTAACCCAGAGGAAGCTCTGGAAGGTTGCCGTCTCTTTGCCCACCCGGCTCTTGGGCGAGTGCCTGAAGTATAGGTCCGGGACGAACCCGCCCTCGTGCTTGTAGTCGTAGTGCCCTCCTCTTCCATACCAGAGGGTCCCGATGTACATATAGTGGTGATTGTTGTCAGGCCCTGCAAGGACCGCAACGAAGTACGGCCCGTGTTCCCCGGCTCCTTTCTTGTGCTTCACTCGATAGGTGAAGCGACCACGGCTCTCCTCGTTCTCGATGGTGACGATAGCTCGACCCGCGAGGATGAATTTCTTGAATTCCTCGGCAGTGAGCTCCCCTCTTTCGAATGCCATGTTCGTCCTCCCTTTCTCTAGGCTTGGCCCGGACTACCCGGACTCGCCACGGAGGGGCCCTCCCGAAGGAAGGCCCGACCGTGGAAGGCCCGCGGCTACTTCTTCCGGAGGCCGCCCTTGTGCCCCAGCTTGCGGAGCTTGCGGCGGATGTTCTTCGCCTTCTGGTCGTCCTTGCACTTCCCGAGCTGCTTGACCAGGTCGGCGATCTGGGCCTTGTCGCCCTTGGCCGTTGTCTTCTTCGCGGCCTTCTTGGCGGGCTTCTTCGCCGCCGGCTTCTTGGCCGCGGTCTTCTTGGCGGCGGGTTTCTTCGCTGTCTTCTTCGCCGCCTTCTTCGTGGCCTTCTTCTCCTTGCCCTTCTTCTCCGTCTTCTTCGTCTTCTTCATCTTCATCTCGTCCACCTTTCTTCGGGCCTCTGAGGCCTCGTCATCCAAGTTGCCACGCGCCATTGCGTGGCGAACTACGTATCCTCGTGGTCCTCCTCTCGCCCCGAAGGGGGTGAGAGAAACATGCGGGTCGTCGAGAGATGATGTGCTGAGACCCGTCAGGCGACCCGCCTTCCTGACTGCAGCCTTCCTAGTCCCGGCATATAGGTATCCGAGTATCTCGGGCTTGAGTCCAACCCACTTGGCCACCGTATATCCGGGCATCCTACTTGTCTCCCTCTTCGTCGTCGAGACCTAGTATCTCGACGTGCTCCGGGAAATCGTCGATGAACTCGTAGATTGTCTGGCGGTACTCGTCCCTCCTTTCTCTGATCCTGTCGGGAAGTTTCTTGAGCGTTTCCTCGTGCTCATCGATCTCGACGCCAAGTTCGTTGTACCTTGCGATCTTCTTCGTCAGAAGCTTGTCGGTGAGGACGAGCAGCTTCCGAACGTCGAGTAGCCCGTCCTTCGCCTCCTTGATCTTGGCGAGACTCCGCTCCATCCGCTCCTCGCGCGCAGTGTCCTTTCGACCCTTGTCGAGTTTCTTGGCGGCCCTCTTCTGCTTCTCCGCCTCCGGGTCCTTTCTCTTCTTGCGCTTCTTCGATTTGCAGATGCGCCGTCTGGCTATTGGGTCTCGTGCCATCTTCCTACTCCTCTCCGTCGGCAACCTTGCCCGGGTTCTTGATCGTGATGTCGTCGAAGATGTCCCGCACGTCCGGGTCGTTCTTGTACTCGACCAGTGCGGCTCTGACCTTCTCGGCCTTCGTCAGCTTCTTGCTTCTCCTCGCCTTCTTCCCCCGGTTCCAGCTGTCGAGCTTCTTCTGCCAGTGCTCGACCTGGTAGGCGTAGTAGTCGCCTGGAGTCTCGAAGTCCTTCATCCGCTTGCGCTTGAGCTTGAGCTTCTTGGACTTCTTCTTCTTCTTCTTGCCGAGTTTGCTGAGGGCCTTGATCTTGTTGCGGGTGATGCTGATCACTTCCTTGTTCTTCCCGAATCCCTTGCGCTCCTTCTCGGCCTCGAGGATTCGCTCGAGGTACTCGACCAGCTCGGGCGTCTCGTATGTTACGGCCAGCTCGAGCATGCCGGTCTTCCTGTCCGCTCCCTTCTTCATCCTGATGATCTTGTCCACCTTGGCCTCGATCCTTGCCCGGACCTGGGCCGATAGCTTCTGCTTCTTTTTCTTCTCTGCCATCTTCGTCTCCTCCCTTTCTAGAGAAGTTCCCGGACGTACCAGAGCCCGAAGCTTGCCGAGCTCCGGAACTCGAGTACTCCCTTGTCTCCAACCTTGACTCCCCGCTTCGACTGAGCGGGCCGAATGAACAATGTGTCGAGATGATCGGAGGGCGGGTCCTCAACCCGCCACTGCTGCATCCCGTCCTTCTCGACCCCGACCAGTTCGGCGTTGAGAATGAACTCGGACATCCCTGCTCTCCTCTCCGGGGCTCGCTCGTCCCCTATTCGATGAAGTCGGCTACTTCCTGAAGCTGGGCCTCGACGTGAGCGAGGTCCCCGACAAGCCCCCAGTTCTTCGAGTCCTCGAGATGCCTCTTCTCGTGGGAGCTGAGGCTCGCTCCGATCTGCTCGATGAGTTCCTTGATCCTTCGCTGTCTCGACTCGTACGCGTCTGCTGCTACGTTCCTTGCCATCGTTCGCTCCTCCTTCCGGGGCTCGCATGTCCCCTAGCTCCTCATGTCTTCGTCGTGGGCGGCGCAGCAGTGCTTGCAGTACCCGGTGTACTTCGTTCGCTTGTAGTACCGAGCTCCGCATCCCTCGCACTCCTTCGCTCTCCTTCGCTTCGGCCGCTTCCTCGTGCTCGCCATGCTCGCCTCCTCCTGCGGGTCCGGGGGTCCCCGGGGTCGCCACCCCTGTGGCGCTGTATATGGATTGCCCGCGCGTGTCCATATATGTCGCTCCTGCTCGTGGACCATGTATATTATACCCCCCGTTCGACGTTTGTCCATGGGAATTTTGACTATATTATAGGATTAGCCCTATTCAGTATACTGCGTTATACGCCGTCCTAGGGCTGTGGGGGACGCCGTTTCCCGATAATCCCCCACCCCTATATTCCACGAATCACACACCACAGTCGGCTTTCGAGGGGTGCCGAAGGCCTCGGGTTTACTCCGGGACAACTATCCGGGGGTTCTACCTAGTTACAGGTTTCGAGGGGTCAGAACGGACCCCTCCTCGGCGTTGAAACCGAGGAGGGGCTTGGACTCAGAGGGACGTCTGAGAGGGCTTGGGTCAGGGGAGTTACTTGGACTTCTTGCTCTTCTTGGTCTTCTTGACCTTCTTCTTCTTGCCCTTCGCGGCCCGGGCCTTGGACAGGTTCTCGCCCTTGGGCTTCCCGAGTCCGCCCGAGTGGCCCGCGTCCCGGAGCTGCTTGCGCAACTTCCTGGCCTTGGACGGGTCCTTGCACTTCTCGAGCTCGGCCATGAGCTCCTTCACCGACTTGCCGCCGGCGCCCTTCTTGGTCTTCTTTTTCTTGGCCTTCTTTTTCTTGGCCATGGTAAGAATCCTCCTTCTCTTTTTTCTTCCCCTACGTCTCGCCCCTCCGACTTGAGGTGCTGATTCTATCCCAGAGTCCTCAGTTAGTCCACGTTGAATCTCGCTAGAACTGAAGCCCAGTCCCTTCAGTACTTCTATCCCCACGTCAATCATGCGCTGGTATCCGGTGCGGCCGATCTTGTTCCCCTTCTTAGCACACTCGGACATGATCTTGTCGATGGCGGCTTTCCTTTCCCCCGCCAACTCCATCGACCTATCCCTCTGACGGTTTCGTTCCTTCTCCCACTCGGCATCAAACTTCTTCCCGGCCTTCGGGTTGTGGGCGCTGATGGTCCGAGCTATCTGATAGACCTTGGACTTCATGGCCCTCAGCATGTCATAGTCCAGGAAGAAGCTGGCCGAGTGGTGGCCCTCGATCCCGAACGGAATAGTCTTCTCTCTCTTCTTCAGTCTCATGCCGCCACGTCCTTCTTCTCGCTCCAGTAGGTAGCGGTCTTCTCGATGTCGGTCGGTACCGGGAGGAAGAACTTCGGGCTGTCCATCTCCATCAGTTCCTTGACCTTGGGTACGAGCCACGCCTCTTCCTCGTGCCATATCTCGAGGACGATCTCGTCGTGTATCGTCATGATCAACCGGGAGCGACAGCCATGCTCGTGGAGGAAGTGCCAGACGCGGAGCATGGCCCGCTTCATGATGTCGGCTGCGCATCCTTGGATCAAAGCGTTGAGTGCCTTGTAGTTCGCCTTGACCGGGACCCGGTGGCGACGGCCGAACTCGTTCTGAACGAACCCTCTCCGAAGTATCTCGGCCTTCAGCTTGCCCATGATCCGCCGGACCGAAGGGTACTGAGAGTGATAGGCGTCGAGGAACGACTTGGCCATGGCACGAGTGTGCGGGATACCCGTCTTGACGGTGAGGCTGTGGGCTAGGGTCTTAGCCCCGGCACCGTAGATGATGCCGAAGTTCACGGTCTTCGCAACCTTCCTCTGTTCCTTGGTGACGTTCTTCGGGTCCTTCTTGTGGTGGATAGCCAGAGCGGTCAGCATGTGCATGTCCGCCCCGTTGAGCAGCGCCTCTCGCAATTCCTCGTCCTGAGCGTAGTGAACAAAGAGCCTGATCTCGATCTGCGAATAGTCGAAGTGATAGTTGACGTAGCCACGTCGAGTGGTGAAGCATTCGCGGGGACCGAGGACTCTCGGCACGTTCTGTAGGTTCGGCTCCGAGCTGGAGAACCGACCGGTGATCGCCGCCGTTGAGTTGAACTTGCAGTGGATGACCCCGACGTTGCGCTTGCTCTTGATCGGGATGGCCATCTCTTCGAAGTTCTCGTAGTAGGTGCCCACCATCTTGTCGAGCTCGCGCCACTTCGTGATCATCGGCCCGAAGCTCTGTTTCTTCGGCAGCTTCTTCTTCCTCAGCTCTGAGAGTAATCCTTTGATGTACTCTCGGGTGGGCGTCTCCTCGGAGTTCGCTCGGACATACTGGTGGAGAGACTCGTCCAGGTACTTGAGCATCGCGAACTCGTCGAACTGTGGGTTGCCCTTCTCGGTCCTTGACTTGATCTTCCACCCAAAGTCCTCGGTGATGACCTGGTAGAAATCCTTCTTCGAACCGGTCCCTTTGATAACGAAGTCTCGGCCTACTATCTTCCGCATCTTCTTCTCAAGCCACTTGAGGTCGGACTTGGCCTGCTTCTTCAGCTTGGCTATCCGGTCAAGGTCAACAAGGACTCCGCGGTCTTCCATCTCCACGGTGCAGAGAAACAGTTCGACCTCCTGCCGATACAGGTCCCAGAAGTCTTTGCGGATGGGCTTCTTGAATAAGTAGTAGAGCTTGAGGGTATGGACCACGTCCCAGATCGCCCGCTTCTGGACTATCTTGGGTGGAGCGTCCGAGAAGTTCGGCTGACGCCCGTGCTTCTTGACCCACTCACCGTTCTTCTTCTTGTGCGCGCTTATCCATTCGTCCACCGCCGACTTCTCGTCGGCCGGCTTCTTGAGGTAACGTCGGACCAGAGCAGCGAGGTTATGCTTGCCTAACTCGTGGAGGAGGACGCTCATGATCAACGTGTCGTGCAACTCGCACTTGATATCCCAGACCGACAGGCCCTCGTAGGCCAGCATCTTGAAGTCGAACTTTCCGTTCTGGAAGATGACGGTCATGTTCGGGTCTTTGAGGATGTTGATGAACCACTCGATCACGGCCTTCGTTGCGTAGAGATATCCCTTCTCGCCTTTCTCGGTGGCGTACGAGACCATGAATATCCGGGCGCCTTTCCATCCTTGGAGCCCGGTCGTCTCTGTGTCGAGAGCCACGACCTTGCCCTTCAGCTTGGGCGGCTTGCCCTGTTTGCTGATCAGCCGCTTAGTCTTGTGGCCGACCGTTATCAGGTCCGGAGCTATCATCTTCGACTATTCCCTCTTCGAACCTTCTGACCGTGATCCCCGCCTGCTTGAGAATGAGAAGCCCTGCTGAACTTCGATAGTCGTCCAAGTAGTGGACCAGGGAGAACCCTGAGTTCACGATGAGCTTGGCGCAGTGGGCGCATGGGGCGTTCGTTACGAACATCACCTTCTTGCGGTCCTTCTTCCCACACTTGATCAGCGCGTTGACCTCGGCGTGGATACACCCGCACTTGCCTGGCTCGTCTGAATCGCATTCGTTCGGGAAGCCTTTCGCATTCCCATTATATCCCAGTGCAAGAACTTGTTCCATGTCGGAAGTAGTGATCACTGCACCCACCTTGAGACGAGCACAGGTAGAGCGTTCACTCACTATCCGAGCGAAACGAAGATACACCGACACCATCGTGGGTCGACTCAAGGCCATTAGAATATCCCTCTCGGCTCGATGTCCTTGTAGTACGCGTGGAACGAACCCATGAACATGGAGTACTGTCCCACCGGAATCTTCAATTGCTTGGCTATGAACTTCTGCATCCCGATGGCGAGGTACACGTCGACGGGGAAGTGGATGAGCAGGTCGCAGGACCGCATGCAGTAGATGAGGTTCAGCTTGCCCTCTCTCCGCATGACCTGGTAGTACATGGAGCAAGGAACTCGACCGTGTCCGCCCATCCCTTGTATGTCGCCGTAGAAGTTCGAGTGGATGTTGATGATGGCCTGCCGAGTGTTGGGACGGCGGCCCAGTTCGTCGATGATGCGAGGCAACTGCGGAGAGATGCGCTCGTAGTACGAGTAGGCGAACTTCCCTTCGTGGATGAACTCCTCCCAGATTTCCGGGCGGTTCTTCCACGAAGTACCGGGGTTCATGATCTTGAAGGAGGTTCGGCCTTCGATCTCCTGACGGCAGTACCCCATGAGCCTTCGCTTGGCCCTCTCCTTCTCCTCGCCCTCGAGAGTCGGATCGGTGTCGACGAAGTAGAGAACGGCCTCCTCCCGCATAGCCAACGGGTTCGTGATCATGAAGGAGTAGGACGAGACCTCCTTGGTCTTGAACCCTTCGTCACCGCGGACGTCCTTGTCCTGCATCGTCTCCGGCCAGACCTCGACGCCCATCTCCCACAGATCTCGCTCGGCTTCCCGCGTTGCTTCGAAACAGTCCTTGAAGATTCGCATCACTTCCTCCTAACGTTCCAGGGAATCTTAGTCCCTAGGGCTTTCACGGCCAGGCCTATATCGTCCATGAGCTGGAAGACGGACCAGTCTGCCTTCCGCTCTCCGGTCTCCAAGTATTTGGCGAGCCTGCTCTCGCCCCCATTCCTTACACAGTAGGACGGGTGCCAGGTGGGGATGATCATCAAGCCCCACGACTTCGGGAAGACTGGCCGACCTCTCACCATTGATATCTTCCCGAACCCTGTCATGGATAGCGTTGCTGTGCCTCCCAACGTCACTACTACTCGAGGCTGAATGATCGAGAGCTCCTTGATCAGGTACTTCTCGCACGCCCTCGCCTCCTCTTGGTCTGGCTTCCTGTTGTCCTTAGGACGACAGCGACAGACGTTCGTGATGTAGACATGCCTCCTGGTCATGCCATGTACCTTGAGAATCTTGTCGAGCAGCTGACCGGCCTTGCCCTGGAATGGCTTCTCAAGATCGTCCTCTCTTTTTCCCGGGGCCTCTCCCACCAGCACCAGCGGGCTTAGCGGGTTTCCTTCTCCCAGTGTGCACACGGACTGCGCTGTTCGATGCAGTGAACAACGTCGGCAGTTTCGATTCTTGATTCTCGCGATACGCTTGGAATAGTCGGCGGCGAGGCTTGTACTTGATAGTCTCTCTATCTCGTCCAGCAGTGAACGCCTTCGCCTTTTCAAGCGCATCGGTCAATCCCTTTCCCCACCCTGTCCGCTTGTCGATGTACTTCTTCATCGCCGGGAACATCTGGGCCCAGAGGGGGTAGGCCCAGATGTTGAAGTACGCGAACCCGACGAACAGTTGTATCCCTTCGAACCACCAGATCGTATCCGTCTTGACCCAATCCTTCAGTTCGTCCAGCATCCAGAGTATGAACTTGAGATCGGCCGGGAATCGACGAGTTCCTTCGGTTGCTCGCCAGAAGACCTTGACCTTGACACCAATCCCTTTCTTTCCATCCAGGTCTCTGCGTTGGAAGCCGTAGAGACCGATGCCTGTCATGCATTCCCCGGTCTGATCCTCGGCCTTCTTGGAGTCGGTACCGAAGTTCATCCCGATGGTGAAGAACTTCCGTTCGGAGAGACGCTTCTTGAACCGCTGAGACAGAAGAAAGAAACGGTCGGTGTCAAGATAGACTCGCTTGAGCTGAGTCATCTTGTACTTGCTGTACCCGAGTCGAGCCCAGATGGCCATGACCTCGGAGCGGAAGCTAGTCCACTCGCAGTCGTAGAACAGGTCCGAGACAAACGACCTCGACCCGATCTTGTCGTCGTCACCAGGGCAGAACCCCATGGCGTTCATCTGCCAGTAGGCTAGTCCCGCCGAACTTGCTATGATGTCAAACGTCCGGTCCATCCCATTCCTTCCTGCTGTTCTTCAGCACCAGCTTCCCGTCACGATATAGGAAGAGCGGTCCGAGGTCCTGAGCCTTGACATATATCTGATGAGCCCGGACCTTGGCCCCGTGCTTCAGCTTCTTCCCGGACACCGTGGACTTCCCGGTCCGTCCTTGCTGGAGATACTTCTCCCACTCCTTACCTGTATAGATATCGCCTCGGTCTCGGCGCTGCCCCGGCCACATGCCTTTCCAGACCGGCAGGTTATCCAGGGTCACGTAGTAGGAACCGAAGTACAGAGAGACCGTCTCGAGCTTGTCCCTCCAGTCGAACTCGTTGAGGATGTCGTTCAGTATATACTCGATGAAGAGGAAGTCGCCAAGCAAGCGACGTGTTATCTCGGACACTCGGAACGATACCGAGGCGTGCACACGGAACTCGCGACCTCGTCCCTTCGGTATCCACTTGATCTCCATTCCCGTGATGCACTGCCCCGTCTTCTCCGGCTTGTCCTTCTTGCCTGTCCCAATCGGTACTCCTATGGACTGGAAGACCCGCTCCTTGAGCCGACGTTCGATGCGAGCCTTGGCCAGGTCGAGTGAGTGTGGCGGAAGATAGTCGCGGATCAGAGCCTTCAATTTCCTCGACGTGTACCCAGAGTAGGCCCAGTATCCGAACAACTCCCATCCCCTTACGATGGCGTACCCGTCGAAGCGCACCTTCCTCAGCGAGGTGCGGGCTTCAGCGTGCGGTCTTGACCACATCCCGGCATTCAGGTTAGCGTAGACCTGCCACAGCGGGCGTGGATCGGTGATCCAGATGTTCGAGGCCATTAGTACTTGCTCCTCTGGCGGAACTTGTTCACCTCGCTCTTCTTGAAGTAGAAGACGAAGACCTCCTCGGCCGAGAGTTTCGCCGTTCTTAGCAGAGCTCCGAACTCGCTCCAGGCCTTGATGATCTGGGCCTTGAACTTGTTGGAGTCAGTCATCATGTGAGCCTGCTTCCAGGGCTTGTTCTTCAGACAGTTGGCGGCGAGGCCGAGTTCGTAGACAACTCGCCAGCACTGACCCTCGATGGAGTCGGCCTGGTCGTGATAGTCGAGAAGGTTCTGCAACCGGGAGCTAGGCCCGTTCACTACCTCCTCCACAACAAGTTCTTCGTGGGTGACCCCGACGAGGATGGTCAGCTCGAGCAGGAAGTGGAGACCGTCGATAATCTCCTCGACCATGTGGACTTCGTCGTCCTTCGCCTCCATGGCTTCGGCGAGTTCCTCGGTCACACGCCACGAGAAGTCCTTGAACCGAGCCTGTGCGAACTTGCAGTGATGGTCGAGCGGCGGCTCCTGCTCGGTCTGAAGAAGCCCGCTATCTCGCTCGATGTGGTGGTACTTGTCCATCAGTTCTTTCTGCCGCTCGAACATCTTGGCAAGCCAGCACTCGTCCGTGGGTATCTCCACGTCCGTCACGTCGTGGATGTTCATCCTCCTGCTCCTTCCTAGTCTAGTTCTCCCCGCCCGTACATGAGCAGGAGAATACCATAGCCAGCGATGTCGAGCCAGGTATCCTCAACCGGCTCGTTCTGCGTCTCTCTGTAGTCGACCGGACCCTTGGACCCGATCAGGTTCTGCAGCCTGTCGATCTTCTGATGTATCTTGACCAGGAATCCAAAGACCCCGTAGCGGATGAGCGAGGCGTTGCCGTAGTCCTCGTGCTTCTGCTTGAGCTTGTTGATGACCTCCTTGAGGAGCCCCTCGGGACTCCACTGAAAGCGGAGAGAGATCACGGCCAGATAGATGTCCCAGCCATTGATTGCGCTGATGGCTATCCTAAGAGCTTGCTCTGTGATCAGCGGCTGGATGATCTCGTCACGTGGCTTGGGTCGCTGCACTTCCATCTCGGCCACCTGCCTCAGGGACTCCATCAGCTCATGCAGGAAGTCGATGACCTTGTCGGTCGAGACCGACCCGGTCGGGAAGCCCATGGGACGACCGCCCTTCTCCCAGGCCTCGTCGGCTATGATCATCTTGTACTTCTCGTCAAGCAGCTCGTTGTGCGTCATCTCCTCCGCTCCTTTCTCTTCAGTTCATCCCGCAGCGTCCGAAGGAACTGGATGAAGGCAGGCCGCTTGACATAGAAGGTGTTGTCCTTGGAGACGCACTTCATTCTGACAAGCTGCCCGACCAGTTCCTTGGCGGCGTATCTATCTCGACCGATGTAGTCGGACAGACCATCGATCGTGATCCTCCTGTGCTCGAGCATTCCCTCCACGAACGTAGCCACCTGAGCTCCGAGTGTATCGATCACATCTCGCAGAGCCTGCGGGTCGTCCAAGGTCTCTCTCGCTGTGTCCACCTTCGAATAGACGTCGTAGGCCATGGAGCCCTTGGCATATATCTCGTGCATGAACTCCTCGACGAAGTTCACGTGTTCCTTCCGTACCACGATACTGTTGTACTCGTCGTCAGTGGAGAAGAGCCTTGATGCAACGGCAGCAGAAAGCTTGGCCAGCTTGATGCGAGCGTTCTCTCCCTGGACCAGCGGGATGCTGGGGCTGTAGCGCTTGCCTAATCGGATGGCCAGCTTGAGGATTCGGCGAGTAGCAGCCTTAGTGAATCTGACCTGCCTCGACTTCCGACTCCATATCCAGAGCACCAGCTTCTGCATCAGCTCCTGGTCGTACTTGTCTTCGGCCGTCTTGTTCTTGGTGCGAAGCGCGTTGATGACGTCGGACGGAACCTCAGACGAAGCCACGGTGAGAGCGAAGTCGAATCGAGAGATATCCTCGGACGCCCCGATCAGTTCACGAACCGCCTCCACTCCCGAGTTGTAAGTGGAGAGCGTGCGGCCCGATCGAGGATTGGCTAGCCAGATCAGACGAGTCCGTGCTCTAGTTCTCTCGCTCTGAATCTTCACGATCTCGGCTATGCCCTCAGACCTCACTCGAGACATGCGACCGATGTCTTCCTGAGCGATAGCGTTGACCTCGTCTAGTACGACAAGGCGTCGATCGTTGAGCGGTATCTTTCCCCACGTGATCATCCAGTACTTATCGCTCTGCTGGAGACCACCGACCAGCCCCGAGAACGAACAGTTCTCGCCCGAAGCTACCTCGCCTAGACGATAGAACTTGACCATGCCCTCAGCCACATAGCCCTTCCCGCACCTGGTGTCACCCAGTACTAAGAGTTCGAGCCAACCCTTCTGGACGAACTCCTTGTTGAAGTAGAACTGAAGCGGGGAGTGGAAGACCAGGTCCACGCCCATGTGCAGATCAGGCCGTTGCTTGATCGACGTGACGTGCTCTGCCTCCCATTCTACTATGTCGTCCATCTTCTCGCGGACGGATTCGTCGTCGTCGGGTCGAAGCATCCTGGCGATTCGTTTGGCCTCTCTCTTCGTCAGCTTGAAGTTATCCAACGAGTCCTGAACCGGGTGAGCCTTGAGAAGAACGTGGACCGCGTGCTGCGTCCGAGGATCAGGCACTGTGTAACCGTAGAGGCGATAAGTAGAGTTCGATTCGATGCCGTGCCCTACGAAGAATCCTCGGCGCACCACGTACGATCCCGTCTCGTCCGAGAAGTCAACGGCTGGTATCAGCCTGAGCTCTTCGATGTTGAAGGTGGACTTGACCTCGAAGCGGTACTTGCATCCGGCCGGAAGATCAAACATGTCGGCCAGTACTTTGCGGATCGATCGTTCTGTAGAGCCGACTAACTGAAGCGTCTCCTTGGACTTCAGCGGTACCTTGAACATCCGGGTCCCGCCGTTCAGACCGTGAGGGCAAGTGTTGCACGACTTCTTTCCGCCCTCGCAGGATACCTCTACTTCTAGCGGTAGTAGATACGGAGACAGGTTCTTGCCGGAGATGAGGCAATCCATGCAGATGGGGGTGAAGTAGTACTTGGACCCAGAAGCCTCGGCCAACGAGACTAGCTTGGCTTCCTTTGCGTTGAAGCTGAACGGAGCAGCCCCCTTGAACTCACCCGTCTCTTCCTTCTTCTTCTTGGTCTTGGTCCTCTTGCTGCGGATGGGGTCAGTTGCTCGGACCAGGTCACGCAGGTCCTTCGGCTTGTTCTCTCGATCCTTGAAGAAGTCGGTCAGGTCTCCGCCCCTCTTTGAGAGTGGGAGCTCGACCACTCTGATCGAGGAAGCGGTACCCTTCAGGTAGTCGGCCACCTTCATCGCACCGATCTGACCGGCCTCATCTGCATCGTTTACGTCGTAGACTATGGCCACGTTCTTGTCGTCAAAGGGAGGCGTCAGATAGTCCGCCCAGCTCCCGGCTCCGCCGGTTATCGTGACGGCGTTGAATCCTTTCTGTATCGAGAGCAGCGCGTCCCATTCGCCCTCGCACAGAATGATGTCCTTGTTCCTCGGGTCAAGCAGGACGTTGATGGGGTAGAGCTTGAGGCCGCCATACCCTTCACCGTACGATAGTATCTTCCTCTCGGCCTTCCGAGACGGGTTGTATCTGCGAAGATTCTCGCAGAGGCCGAAGCGATTGCGGATTGGGAAGGTGATACGAAGTCCGTCCCATCCAATCTGGAATCGCTTCAAGGTCTCCGTCGAGATTCCCCTGCCGTGGATGTAATGCAGAACGGACGGGGTGTCCAAGAGAACGCGGTGATTCTCGGCCACCTCTTCGTCAGGGACCAGCGGATGAACGTACTTGTCGTAGAGATCGCGCAGAGCTTCCTCGTACTCGACGTCGTGGTACTGCTCGTAGAAGTTGACGGCGTTCGAGCCTCTAGCGCCACAGGCTGCTGAGAAGCAGTTGAACTTTCCCGACCGGTTGATGCCCAGACTTGGGGACTTACCCTTCTTCTCCCGCCACCTTGGGTTGTGGAATGGGCAGTAGAGCTGGACTTCGTCGTGCGACCACTTCAGTTCATCGAGCTCGAGAGTGTCAAGCAAGAACTGCTCGAAGTCGATCCGCTTGATAAGCAGCTCTTTGAGTTCGGGAATACGTTCCACGTCGTAGCCCAATCTATATAGAAGTGAAGGCGGGGAGGGATGAGCTCCCCGCCTTCACGATGGTCTGGCTGCTAGTCTTCCTCGACGTAGTCGAGCTTGTCGAAGGAAACCGTGTGCTTCTTCTTACCCACCTTGACGACGGCTTCCTCTTCCTCCTCGTCGACTGACACGATCTTGCCGGTCTTCTTCTTCTTGCCCTTGCCCCAGGTGACCTCGTCACCCTTCTCGAAGCCGGCGTCATCGTCGTCGTCATCTCCGTCGCTGTCATCGTCGCCGTCGTCGTCATCTCCGTCGTCGTCGCCGTCTCCGTCATCGTCGTCGTCCCCGTCCTCGTCGCCATCCTCATCCTCGGCGAGCGAGAGCTCGGAGACATCGACGTCCTTGTACTTCGCGTCGTCCGTCTCGATGTTGACCGTCTCGTCCTTCTCGTTGAGCTTGGTGATCTTGCCGACGACTTCCTCACCGTCGTCGTCGAACTTGACCATCATGCCCTTCTTGAGCTCGACGTCCTCGTCTCCGTCCTCGTCTCCGTCGTCGTCCCCGTCATCCGGATCGAAGTCAGAGACGTCCGGAGCCGCGGCACCTTCCTCGGGCGCCTCGATCTCCTTGGTGGGACGGACGTTCTGGAAATCGCCCTTGGTCTTGACGTTGACCTCGACAGCCGTACCCTTCAGCTCCTCGAGCTTGTCGGCCAGCTCCTTCATCGAGCACGTCAGGCCCATCCTGGCGAGATACGTCTTGGCCCAGGAGATGCCCTCCGGAGTGTCGAGTCCCCAGTGCTCGAAGAGCTTCCGGTTGCGGAACTCGCCAGAGAGAATGGTGAACTCGACGTTGATCTGGAGACGGCCGGACGACTTGGAGTGCGCGACCTCGACCCCGGTAACCGAGGCCTGGTAGCGCCCGTCGGGGACGTCGCCGAACTCCATCTCCTCGGCATCGTCCCACTGGTCCTCGAGTTCGGCGAGTTCGTCCTCGATGTCCCCGCCGCTCGACTTCTTGCTGCCCTTCTTCTTGCCCTTCTTCTTTTTCTTGGAAGTCGGCGCCTTCTTGCTGCTCTTCTTGGCCGACTTCTTGCTGCCCTTCTTCTTGGCTTTCTTCTTAGCCATTGCTACTAACTCCTTCCCAGTTGACCTCGAACCCTAGCGGCCAATACGCAGACCGCCACTCTTCTTCTTCTTCTTGGCTCGCGACTTCGAGCCTTTCTTTTTCTTCCCGGTACCTCCTTTCTCGAACACTTCCTGAAAGAGATCTCCGTCCAGAGGCAGGGCAGTGGGCAGCCGGCCCGTTCTGTCCTTGGCCTCTAGCGATTCCTGTGGCTTGACGATCGCGTAACGCTTCTCCTCCTTCTCGTCCGTCTTCTTGTTCTTCACCCACTTGAACCCGGCATAGACGATGATGCCGGCCATGGGCTCGATGACCTTGGCCGCTCCTCGCGAGAAGGACGGCATGGTCTTGGTGATCGAGAGTGCGCGGGTCTTGACCTCGCGTTCCATCGAGTGCGAGATCAGTATCAGGCCCTTGCCTGTCGAGGTGAGCGCGGAGATTCCCTTCTTGAACAGATCGCGCGTTGCCTCCCAGCCCTTGCCCCAGTCCTCGTCAGCCGGGTGCTCGATGCCAAGCTTTGCACAGGCCGCGTCCTGAGCAAACTTGTAGAGGTTGTCCACGATGTCGATGATGATGGTGCGGAACCGCTTGCCCTCCTTTCCTCTTATCAGCTTAGTCGCGGCGACAAAGTCCTTCCAGTCGTTGACCTCGACATGGTAGCACTCGACCGCGCGCTGCCCGTCCTCAGTCGCCAGGAACAAAGCGTCGGGGAATCTCGACGCCCACGTTGTCTTGCCCACCCCCGGCGGACCATAGACGAGGATGATATGGTCCGACAGGTTGAAGCTAACCTTCCTCTTCTTCTTCGGCAGATGCTCCACAGACATGCTCCTCACCTCCAATCGTTAGGGAGCGGGATCAGTCGTCCTCGCCCTCTTCGTCTCCGGCCAGTTCGGGGTTGCGATGCTTGGATACATGGAAGTCCCTCTTCATATCCGGGAAGAGCCCGCCTCTCAGACAGATCGGCAGGTATTCGCAACCCGACCAGGTAGCACAGGCCCCGTCGTTCTTCCAGAACGCGAGGATCAATTCCTGTCCTTTCAGTTCGAAGTCTCTCTCGAGCTGGGCTGCAATGACCCGCAGCTCGGCCATCAACTCGGCCTGACTCGAGAGGTCGCGGATGAGTGGCTCCCGATAGTAGTAGAACTCAGGTCGGAGCGCGTAGTCCTCCATCACCCGCTTGACGAAACCGTGGAAGGTCTCTTTCTTTCTGCGGCGAAGCTTGGTCTTCTTTGCCACGTTGTACATCACGTCGGTCGGCGAGATTCCTACCGAGTGTTCACAGCCCACGCAGTAGGTAGTGACCTGTGAATCCAGCGGGAGTCGAGCGATGTAGTTCTTGTCCAGCTTGCTCGAGGTCTTGTGCTCCCAGAGAATCTTGCGGCCCTTCTCCTTCTTCTTTCTGGACTCGACAAGGAGGTCCGGCTTGCCTCCCATCTTGACACGGTCGGTCAGCGGGAACTCGAACTGCAAGTCCTCCTCGCCTCCTATGACCTTGTAATGCTTGAGGTCCTTGGCGTAGTATTCGCGGTAGTTGAGAAGGATGGCCTCCATGTTGGCGAGCCCGACGACCAGCTTCTCCTCGCCCTCAGGCGAGAGACCAGGTTGTGCCAACGCCTTCTTCTCCTCAGCCTTCATGAACTTCCGGAGCGGCTTCTCGTAGTCGATGCCTCGGTAGAACTTGACTATCCAGTCGTGGAAGATGCTGCCGATATAGAGCGGAATCTGTACCCGAGTCGGGCGAAGCCTCATCAGGTAGCGCAGAAGGAACTTCCTGCGGCATCCTCCCAAGCACTTCTTCGAGGAGTGCGAGAGGGTGAACTCATCCGGTATCTTGATCTCCGGCAGCCTGATGAGCTTGGTCTTACCCGCCCGCTTCTTGCCCCTCTTCTTCCGCTTCTTGACCTTGAGCTTGGCCATCTCTCCTCCTTCAGTCCAGTTTGATCAGGACCGTAGCCTTGAGCGTCTTTCGTTTGGCAGGCGCGCTCTTGATCTGATCAAGCACCTGACCCATAACCCCGCAGACGAATGAACTGACAGACTGGCCGGGCAGCCTCTCCTTCATGACCTGGTCCAGATCCTTCAGGACACCCTCGTCCTTGAAGTAGATGGAAAGGAATCCTCGCTCCCGGGACATCACGGCCTCCTAACTTCTTCTTCTCGCCATGCTTTCCTGAAGTACCGAATAACCTGGTCGAATGAGAAGGGCTTGTCTATCCCCTTCACCTCCAGGTCGATCAACTCTTCGACGTCTCCGTTCTGAAGCGGCTCTGACAACGAGGTGATGATCGGAAGACTCCCGTCTTTTCGGGCCCGACGAATCAACTTCTTGGCTGTGCGGTTGCCGAGTTGATACGAAGTGTAGAGCCCATCCCATTTGTAGTGTCGCCACCTCTTGATGCCCGCGGTCAACGACGCCTTGGTGTTGACGACGCAGCCTTCTCTCCGCAGTGTCTCTTCCAATAGTTCTCGCAGCAGCTTGTCTTCTTCGACGATGAGGACTCGCTTCTTCTTCCAGTTCATCTTCCACTCGCCGCTCTCCAGCAAGTCGAGATTGCGACGGAGCATTGACATCGAGTGGGCCAGCAGCATCCATCCCCAGGTCTGCTTCTCCTCGATCGTTTCTCCTGGCAGCTCGTGATGGCCCCAGGGTGTGCACAGTCGGACGAATCTCTTGTGGCACTTCTTGCAGAGCGAGTACCACGAGTTGTCCGATCGCCGCTGATACGAGTAGTACAAGTCTCGGCTCTCGCCGCGTTCTTCTCTTTTGCATATCTCGCATCTCAGTTTCTTCCATGAGTCTCGAGCAGCTTTCCAAGTCTTGATGGCCTCGAGCTTCCAGAAGTTCCTCCGCTGACCCTGAACCTCGTAGGCTGGCAGGGCTCGAGCGACCGTGTGAAGAAAGTAGTTGACACTGAACCCAAGAAGCTCGGCTCCCACATACTTGTCGACAACTTCGAATTCCTGTCCGGTTGCAGGGTCTGAAATGGTGAACCTGAGACCGCGACGACTGGCCATATTATATGCCTCTGTGCTCTAGATGTCCACACCGAAAATGATCTCCGACGCATAGGCGGGGTCCACGATTCGGGACGCCACGTTGTGATGCTGTCGAAGCCGCCGATACAACGTCAAGTCCGAACCCCCCTGGGTCAATAGATCGTAGTACAGGATGTGCTTGTGAATCTCCGAACCGGTCCTCCGGGTCCGGCCCTGAGATTGAATCCTGTCCTTCAGCTTCAGCGAGTTGGAATAGTAGACGGCCGTGTTAGCACAGATGAGTTCGTTCATCCCCGTACCGTACCCCACCTGTGATAAGAAGATTCGAGCTCTCGGGTCGTCTCTGAATTGGCGACGAGGCTTGTATCTATCCTTCGTCTTCTTCCAGAGTCTGACGTGCTTGATGCCCATCTCGTCCAGCAGGCGTGAGATGATCCTGACCTCGTGAACGAACGAACACCAGATCACGATCTTCGGTACCGGGGCTAGCTCTGATCGAAGCAGAGCGGCCAGTGCGTCTGGCTTGTAGGTCTTGACCTCGTGGACCGAGTGCTGTCGATCAACGTACATGAAGCCGCCGGTTATCTGCAGCGCCTTCTGAAGTTGCGACAGCGAGTAGTTCAACTCGATGGTCTGGAGAACACCCTGCTCCTCGAACTGTGCGCGATACTCGAGACGAACTTGCTTCAGTAGCCGGGCCTGCTCGGGAGACTGTGGAACTCGGATGACCTTGTAGATGGGCTTCGGTAGATCGCTGCACTCGTCAAGCAGGACTCGGAAGCAGCAGGAGTTGATGATCTCCGTGAGCTTGTGTTCGTTGCGCTTCAGCAGATGCCAGGCGTATCCCGACGGCTCCGGCCAATAGAATCTCTCGCGGAACTTGTAGAAGTTCGAGCCCAGCAGAGTGGGGCTTAGGAACCTCAGCTGCGAGAAGATGTCGTCCGGCTTGTTGGTGATGGGCGTCCCCGTCATGATCATTCGCTTGGATACTCGCTTGCCAAGGTTGGTGATCTTGCGGGTGCGATCGGTGTTGTGCTTCTTGATGCAATCCGTCGACTCGTCTATGATGAGGGTCTTCCACGGGCCTCGAGCGAACTGAGCGTAGTGTGTCTTGGCTGCATCGTGATTGGCCAGCCAGAGTGGGGTGTTAGGATTGTCCCGTAGTTGCTGCCGCATCAGGACGTTGCGCTTCCCTCGCTGACGCGGCCTTCGTGGGGTAGCTACGAACGGTTTGCCCAGGGTGTTAGGCGCATGCTCCTTCACCTGATCGAGCCACGTCCAGATGTCGTCCTTCCGACAGAGGACCAGAGCGGGCAGCATGTCGTCGTCGTTGACCAGCCAGTTCTCTGCGACCCAAGTCTTCCCGGCTCCTACCTCCATGAGAAGACCGACGAAGTCCCGGCCCTTACAGAACCGAAGAGCATCACGTTGATGATCGCGAGGCCGAGTGTGACAGCGCATCCTACTCTCCAGCGTGGTGCGAGGCTGACGGTCCAAACTCCAGGGCGAAGAAGACGAAGTCCCCGGAGGAAAGGGAGCAGGGCATGGCAAACCCTGGCAGGCTAAGCCTGCTACCGCCAGCCATCGCACCGCCGCGAATCTAAGATAGCCCATGACTGATATGCCTTTACCAGCTGCTTGAGTATGCGGTTCTCCTCCAGGAGAAGCCGCTCGAATCGAAGAGGCGTGCCTAGCGCTCTCCACTTCTTCTCCTCTGCTGCCTGCTCCCGCTCCAGCCGTACCGTCCGGCGGTGAAGCAGATAGGAGAGAAGGCCCGTTAGTAGGGCGACGAGTACGTAGTCCATGTTCACTCCGCTAGGGCGTCGGCCCGAACAGGCCGAACCCTGGATCGATGATCTTGTGGTCCGCCTTCTTCTGAGCGTTCTTGGCTATGACTTCCTCCTTCGCCATGAACTGAGGGAGAAGCTTGAACGCCTCCCGCACGGATGACGCCTTGATGTAGGCCAGCCGGGAGTAGACGTACCCCGAACCGGGATGGGTCTCGGATGGAAGCTGTATCTTTACGGGCACCTCAAACTTGACGACTCCACCTGTCAGAGGGTTGAGCTGTCGAATGAACTGCTGCCCTCTCGAGAAGGTCTTCTCCTCGTGGATGATCTCCTGATCGGGCGGCTGGTCGTCCAGCTCGTGCCGGGGTCTCCACTCGTCGGTCCGCTTCGCCATGATCATCTCCTGGATTAGGGGGCGAGCCGGCCTCGCCTTATTCGGCCGGTATCAGTCACGGGACAAGCGTCCTCTCCCGACTGCCGTTCGTTCTCGCCGCCCCTTCTCCTCTAGCTCGTGGCCAGGCCGTACGGTACCAGCAGCTGGACGCCGAGCGCGTGTGCTACCCGCTCCAGTGTGGACGAACGGAAGCCCTGCTTCCCGTTCTCCAGCCGGCTGATCTGTGCCTGGCTGATGCCCACCTTCTTGGCCAGCTCGGTTGTCGTGAGGTTCTGCCGCTCACGTTCCTTGCTGACCGTAAGGCCGATGGCCTTCTCGATCTGCTGGCCGTTCGTACGCTCCACAAGTAGCTGCTTACTGTCCATCTCTATCCCCCCTCCTAATGAACTTCAGGGTCAGCCTCAGTGCTACCCTGATCGCGCCGAAGCGCGTTAGACCTCTCGCCTTCCGCATCGTCTTCAGATGAGTTAGAAACAGTCGAGGTGCAGATAGCCATCTCAAGATCATGGAGTGTTCTTCCTGTCTTGCGAGTCTCGGTGTCGTACAGCCACGGAAACTCTTTCCAGTCTAGGTCATGGAGACATGCCGCACTCACTGCCTCCACAAGAAGCTCCTCGGATACCGGGAACGGAGTGAGGTTCTCCACCTCCTGGCACACGATGCCCAGGGTATGGAGAGCTTCGAAAAGCTCGACGGTCTGTGCCCCGCAGTAGACGGAGCCTCGCTTAGATGTGAATACTAGGAGCACGGCTTCTTCGTTCCCTTCCGATGGACAAGCATGTCCTCGAGTACACGCATCCGATCGAGGAGCTCAGCATGTGTCACGTCACGACGCTCGGCGATCTGGCGCCTCACATCTCGCAGTTCGTGCCTGACCTTAGTTCGATAGCGGACTTTCGGCCGCTTGATGTCGTTGGCCTTGGCCATGTCGATGGACTTGCGAGAGTTCTCGACGAAGAGATCGGTGGCCCAGATTTCTGCTTCGTTCTGAACCTGCCCCGTGAGCGAGAGAGGCCGGTGTCGATCGAAGCTGAACGGGACCTCGGTGGTGTAACGGATGTCATAGAGGGCGGTGTCGGCATCTGCTCTTCGCTGTGCGATCTCTCGTCCGGTCTTCTTGCAGAAGGTGTCGAACCCGGAGCAGAGGGCGGCTCCCATTCGAAGCATACCACCGTCGATCTCTCGAGCACAGACGGTGATGCCGCCACGAGGTAACACTCTACCCCCGCGATGGATTCTGAGGTGGAAGAACCAGTACTTCCCCATGCCATGCCTCCCTTTCTGACCCGTATCGTCAGGGTCTTCTTCCCCCACGCCAAGGCTCGCTGGTGCGGGGACTTGCCGTTCTTCCAAACGGTCATGAGCACGTCGATCTGACGCCAAGCCTGTCGACCCATCAAGTCTCGACAGACTGATCTCTGCTCAGGGTACTTGTTGTATCCGGGGATATGCATCTGCGAGCGGTCGAGCGGGAGGTACTGCTTGAGGTCACGTGATACCGCGAAAGCGTAGTCTGATTTGCGTATCCGTCTACCCGTAGCGTACCTCCCGTCCGCCCATCTCCCGCAACACTTCTGACACGGACAGTACGCCGTGACGGTGACGCGGATGTTCTCGTACTCGGCCCATGCTGGGACCGAAGCCAGGAGTAGCAGCAGCGTTAGTAGGACTGACTTCATTTCGGTCTCCCTGTCCAGATTGCGAACGGATGTTGTACTTCCTCGAAGGCCAGGAGCGGCACGATCCAACGGAGGTTAGACATCACCGACACCGGCAGATCAGTGGGGTCGTACAGTTCTACCTTCTCCTCTTCAGGTGACCTGATGTGCGAGAGGTCAACGCGAGCCCGGTAGACCCAGACTCCCCACCCGTTCTCGAAGAAGGTGAACACATGCTCCCACTTGTCACCATCGATCTGGAGGCTCGTCTCTTCTCTGAACTCTCGCACGATTGCTTGTGCGGGTGTCTCCGACGGCTCCACCTTTCCACCGACGCCGTTGATACGGCCGCACTGCCAGGCCGGCTTGATCTTCTTGATCAGAGCCACCTTGCCCGAGCTGGGGTCGAACGCGAAACCTAAGACTGCGTCCTGCATGGTACCTCTCTCCTAGCTCTGATCGACTCCCCAGTTCCTTGTGTACTGCGGCACGTGGTGCGTGGCGCAGAAGCCCGGTTCTCCGGGGAGAAGCGGGTAGATAGCAGTGGCTTCATCTCGACACGTACCGAAGACACACGTGTGTGCTTTGCAGAACTTGCCTCGGTCCACGGCTGGCTTGCCACAGTAGTCGTCGGGGACGTTGATGGACCGAGACTGACAGAACCACGCCAGCTCATCCTCCTGCTCTTCGCGCTTGAAGCCGTAGGCCAGTGCCCCGAAGCGACGGTCGTCGTCGGTCTGACCGGGAACGAAGAGCTCCTTGTCGCCACAGATGTCGACGATGGGATGGCCCGTCGGAATGTGCTCGTACCACTCGCCCGGATAGAGCCAATGACCGGGGTCCCACTGCTGGAGACCCAGCTCGACCAGTGCTATGCGAGGCAAGGTCGGCAGCTGCTTCCAGTCCTCCTCGGTCTCGGGGTAGTGCACGATCTCTCGGCCGTCGATACGTCCGAACTGCGGCATCCGGACGTGGACTTGCTCGTACGGTCCGACACCGAGGACCTTTCTGAGGCGAGCTGCCATCTCGCTCTCGTCCCCGAACTTCAACTCTCCCTCAGTCTCGTTCGGCTCCATGCTTCCTCCCCGGTATCCGGCGGTAAACTTGGAGGGTCTCCTGGGAACTACCGTCCTCGAGACCCTCTATCTTCTTCCAACAGAACTGAATCTCCCCGCACCATGCACAGATGCGGATGACCTTCTCGTCTGTCTCGCGACGAACCTCGAAGTCGTGCTCGCACTCGTCAGTCATCGTCGCGGTCCGTCTTGTCGTACAAGTCGCATGACTTGAGGATGCCGCGACAGAACGCGATGCCCCGCTTCTTATTGGAGGGCTTGATGTTCACGTTCTTGACAAACCGTCTCAGCTCCTCGACGCCCTCTTCGATGAAGGGATGGAACTTGGCGTCGAGCTGTTGCTTGAGTATGTCCTCAAGCGCCGAGAGATCGATGATGCTCGCCTCTTCCAGGTAGGCGAGTATCTTCTCGGTCACGGTTCTGATGGATGCCAGCTCGTCATCCACCTTGTCCACGTCGACCTTGTCGAGCCGGACGGTTGTGATGACGTCCGCCGCTCCCCGAATGCCCGACCTCTGGACATTCATCGAAGCGCACCCGGCTACCAGGACCAACACAAGGAACAGCACTGCGAACTTCGAGACACTTCTCATGGCGATCTCCTTTCTAGAGAACGTCGTCGAACTCCACTCTTCCGCGATAGCGATGACACGGCTCTTCGTTCTTGACCTTCCAGCAGTGCGGGTTCTGACAGATGCCCTCAGTCCACTGCGGACGAAGAGGCGTGATCTTCTGGGCCTCGGCCATACGGGACGGGTGCTTGACACAGAACTTGTCGCCGTGCATCTCGTCCACTGTATCGGTCGGCCTCTGGAAGAAGACACGGGTAACGGGGTACGTACCCGATGCCTGGATGACGATGACCAGTCTCTTCTGGCCTACTATCGAGTCAGTCATCTCTTCACCTTTCCGCACCGCAGACATATCTTCGTCTCGTCCTTGATCCCCAGCATATCGAGTATCGGCGTCCTTGTCATCACGTTCAGGTCGAACCAGCGATGACCGCGCACCCAGCAGATGACCCGCTTCCACCAGTGACCCATGATGAGCTTGAGAGGTTCGGTCATCCCTCTTCCTCGTGACTGAGCTTGTGGACGATGGTAGCTACTAAGCCTAGTGCTAGAAAGATTCCGGTCGTCCAGGCCGCTGCCTTGAGCGAGCAGCCCAGATAGCAGAGCACGCCCATGATGATCAGCACCCCGAAGATGATGCCGCAGAAACCTGACTCGGTCTGAGTACTCACTTCTCCATCTCCGCGAACTCGTCTGCCTCGGGGCCTAGCGGGTCGACATCATTATATACCGTGGTGCCCAGTTTGTCCATGGACTCCACAATCTTTTTCATGAACGCCTCTGCATCAGCTACAAGGTCGGGGACCCCGATCGACCCCTTGTGATGCAGGATGGCGCGAGCCATGCGGTACCCGATAGGGGCGGCGGCCATGAGAGCGAGATCGCCTAAGTCCACTCGCATCCACTCGCTCGAACCGAGGACCTCCGCCTTGGGACCGAGAAGAGTGTCTCGACGCGGCGAGTCTTCGGTTAGCTCGGTCGGTCGTGGCTCCGTGGCCAGCGCTGAGAAGTCGGCCATGTATCCATCGTTCCAATCCGGGCTGGCCCAGATGTGCCATTCCTCATCCTTGTGATTCGGTATCGGGCTTGCCATGGCTTCTCCCCTCGCCAGCGACTGTTGACTGTTGCCGACTGTTGAGAACTGTTGACTTCTGTTGATGACTGTTGGCTTGTTCAACAGTCCCCCCCCTTGCCCCTCGTCGCTTCCTCCCTAGAGCATCTGATTCAGAACGTCCACAGGCATCTCTTTCGCCGTCGCCTCCATGTGAGTCTTGAAGTAAAGCGCGAAGCCAGAGGGACTGAGGCTAAACTTTTCCGGGACCCTGGCCACGAAGGCCTTCCACTTCCTGGACTGCTCTAGCACTATTGCCGTAAGAGCCTCGGAGGATTTCGCGTGTCGCATCTTGCCTATGTCCTCGATCTCCAGGGTCATGGCTCGAGCTACGTCTCCTGCGCACTTCACGGGGTCTTCACCGCGGCCAACACGTGCTACGAAGTCTGCCGCATATTCCTTCGCCTTCTTCATGGGTGGAGCTCCTTCCGACAGTCCTTACAGAGAATGTCCTCTGGTGCTATATCGTCGGGGCCCATCTCCGTCTTGTCCTTCTGAAAGCCCTTCCCGTCGCAGGCCTTACAGCGGCCGAAAGCGCCGACAGGTCCAGCGATTCCGGTGCCGTCGCACTTGATGCAGAACCGAGCGTGGCAACGACCGCAGTGTAGGTTGCTCAGGCTCACCGCCACGACACCTCCGCTCCGTCCTCCCCGTAGAGGGTCTGAACCACGCAGACCTCCTGAGGGATGGGATACACCAGGTACGTCGGCTTCCAGGTCTTGTGAGCGTAACGATACGTTGCCCAGGTCCCGGACCTACGGCGCTGATGTGGGGTAGCTGGCGCGGCTATAAGGACGTGACACTCGTCTACTATGTCGTGATTCCTCTCGAGGTAAGGCTTGGGATCGCGGAGCTCCTCGAAGCCTCGGCAGAATGCCTGCTTCGAGGACTTCAGGGGTGGGTGACCGATGATCGGGATGTCGAGGCTTAGAGCGATCTCGTGGGCCTCGGCATCAGCCCCGACGCAGTCTCCGTGATGGAGAGCCTTAGGAGCCAGATCAGTCAGAATCTTTCTGACCCACTTGAGCTGGAACGGGGTCATCCCGATCTGGGTGCCAGTGAAGCCAACGATCATGTGATCCTTCTTCTTCTTCGGCATGGCTATCCCTTCCGATAGTCGTCCAGTAGCTCGGCCCAGCACGGATCACAGTGAGTCCCGGACGGGAGACCGTGATGCGTACGGGCAGAGCCCTCTCGCTTCTTACACGTCTGACACATGTCGTCGGGTCTGGGCTTGGTCTCGATGTGTAGCGAGTTGTCTTCGCCGTACCCATAGTTCGGGTCCTTGGCCAAGCAGTCTGACGTGTCGAGGTTAGAGGTGCCGCACTTCGGGCACCGCATGTCCGAGTAGATCGACATGCTGGGCTTGCACTCGGAGGCAGGTCCTTCCCAGCCGCATCCCCTGGAGAGGCAGCTGACTGTCGGGACCTCAGAAACTTTCTCGATGGCCTCGTCAATCTCGGTTAGGAGATCGGTGCCCTGCGAGTACAGCTCCTTGTACAGGAAGTTCTTGTGCCTCTGCCTCCACTGATCCATGACGAGGATAGAGCCGGGCTTGAAGTCGGCAGTGAGGTTGATCTCCCAGAAGGCTGCGGGGTCTTCAGGGTTCGAGAACCTGAGAGAGTAGCCCGTGTCTCCCTGGTGGATGCGGATGCCCGAGAGCAGGTCCATGGCCTCCTTGAGCGGGTGCTTGGGACACGACCGGATATGATGCGAGATAGCTTCGCCGGCATGAGTATCGACTGGAAAGGCCTTCCCGCAGTACACGCAGTAGGTCAACTGATGCTCGAGGCGAGACTCGTACTCTTCGATCTTTCTGACCAGAAAGGCCACGGACTCTGGGCGCATGCCGCGAATGTCTAGAGTCCACCCGCTCTTGATGTCGTCCTCTCTCGATACCGTCAGCCAGATGCCATCATGTTCGGCTTTCATATCCCTCTCCTCACGCGCTTCAGCGCTTCGATCTCCGAGATATAGTGACGACAGTGCGTCGCATCGTTATCGGCCTCGACGATCTGGGTCCGGGCGTCGCACAGCCGTGGGTTGTCGAACTGACGGATGACATCGGGGTCTTCCTTACCGGTGGGGAACCTGGACAGCCAGCAGTTCCTACACCGAGCGTCGCTTGGGGTACGTGATGACACGCCGCTTGCCTTTCCTCTTGTAGGCCAGGGCTCCACAGTTCGGGCACCACTCGGCTCTGCCTCCGCGGATGCCACCAGCGAACTGCCAGCGCGGATGACGACAGCCTCGCCGACGAAGGCCGGTGCCGAACACGTTGTTGCACTCGGGGCAGCGGACCTTCTTCCAGTAGCACCCGTACTCGAAGTACTCGTCCCACTTGTGTCGGCACTTGGGACAGACGGCGGGATGGTAGGTACCCGACTTAGCCAATGTCGTCATCCTCGAAATCCATGTTACAGTTCGGGTCCACGACCTCGAGATCGAAGGCCAGTGGACATATCCCCGAGCAGTCGCACGGTACACACGGTAGGTCAGCTAAGCGGGCGAGCACATCACCATGGCACGGCTTCGGGGCACAGTAGCATCCGAGCTTCTTGCCTCTTAGGTCCTTCAGCGCGTAGAGAAGCTTGGGCCGCTTGAGGATGAAGCGGTGGAAAGCCTCGATGACCTCGGCACGTGAGCCATCGGGCCCGATCTGGTACGGGTTGCCCCACTTGGAAGGACGACCGATGTAGACGTCGAACTTCTCCTTGCGCTTGTTGACGACGGTGGTCTTAGGCATCAGTCTGTTCCTCTCGCACGTGCACGGTCTAGGCCGCCACGGTCGTAGTGAGGCACGTAGTCACGGCGCTTCGTGGTCGGGGTCCGACGGCCGAAGCCCGCGTTCTGGAAGTTCTTAGTAGCCTGCTCCATGGTAGTACCGCAGAGCCTCATGTACTCGGCCATGCGCTTGGCTCCAGCAGCCGTGGCGTCGAAGCAATGGGCGATCTCGTCGTACTGGCATCGCTCACACATCGGGGTCCTCCTCGGCTGTGTACCACCAGCCGCCGGACTTGATGCGACGCTTGCGCTTGAGCCAGGAGAAGACCGAGGCCTGGCCCCAGAGTACCCCGGCTATGAGTCCGAGTAGGAAGGCGGTCACCCAGCTCATGACTTGGCCTTCCTCGGTTTCTGCTTCACCGTTCCATCGGTGTAGATGTGGACCCAGCTCTTCGGAGTCTTGACACGGACGACTCCGCATGCACAGCATGTAACTTCGAGCTGAGGGTCGGCAAGGCCAAGAGTGACCTTGTTGAACCTGTGGACAAGGCCGAAGACCGAGCACGCGCCTGTGCTGTGGCCGAATGTCTTTGCCATGCTACTTCTTCCTTCCGTCGTACTCGGCGACCTTAGCCATGATCTTCGGGCGGGCCTCGTCGAAGAACGGCTGCGCGAACTCGCGGGTCCAGGTGCGGTCCTCGAACTTCCGGTCGCGTATCATCTTCATGAACGACTCCTCGAAGTGGGCCAAGCGGGAGCCGTAGATGTGATACGAATCGGAGAAGTCGCAGTACCGCCCGACGTAGACCGGCTGGTCGATCAGAATGGAGACACGCTCGGCGATGTGGGCCTGTAGATCGATGAAGGCCCACATGTTCATGAACGCCGCGTCGTACGCATCTCTTGACCGGAAGCGGACATTCATGTTCAGCTGGAGTCGGCCAGTGCCGTCGGGAAGGATGCGGCACCAGATGGACTGGAGACACGGCGGGTCGCTGATGCCGACGTCGTGATAAGGATTCCAGGTCGAGACCGTGGCGCGCCTTGTATAGGTACAGGAGGCGAGAGCCTGGACCATGTCCTCGAGCTGATCGACCTTGACGGCCTGGACGCTCAAGTGTCGAGTGCTCTCCACGCCGACCTTCCTCTCGATCAGTGCATACATGTCGTAGGCGGTCAGCCTGCCGTGGTACGTGTACTCCCAGCGAGTGTCCTCGGGGTTGTTCGGGTCACGGACCCAGTGGTCCTTGATACCCTCAACGACCTCGAGGCGGTACTCCTCCAGGTCTTCTAATCCGCCCGGGAAGGCACGATGGATGCACGGATCGCACAGAGGGTCGTCGACCACGGTGATGTGGGTGGCGTCCTTGGACGGCGGGTCACCCGGCTTGTCGTACTGGGTGCTGACGTTGCACCCGTTTCTGTAGAGCTCGATGAGCGAGCGTTCCCACGCCTCAGGCAGGCACCGTCCTCTCGACACCAGGACTGGTATGTTTCCGCTGGTCGACATCGTGAACCTCCTTCGGGATAGCTTTATCACACAGATATGAGCGACAGATATACGGGCGCCTCTCGTAGTTACGACAGGCCTTGCGGTTCGGATCGTACCACAGGCAGCGATAGGCGTATCGCCAGGGATGGGTCGAGGGTATGCGGGAGGGACGAGCCACCCTGAGGAAGATAGCCTTCATTAGGATGTGGTCAGGGATGCGCTCGTCCCAGTCCCGCTTCATGGTGGACATGCACACCGGGTCGCAGCACGACCGGTCGAGTGGACACTCCCGGCAGACCGGGCTGGTGCGAGTGGGGGGCAATGCCCCTGGTATCTTTCCTCCCGGCATGCTAGGACCTGAGCTCTCTGACACGGTCCTTGGCATCGGTCATCAGGCTCATGGCCTCGTGGAGCGTGGCACGAATCTCCTCGTAGAGGGAGGCGGGGGTCTCAGCCACTTTGCACTTCTCGTCTTTGGCGGAGGTGTCAAGCGGGCCCATGATGTGGGTGCGGAGTTCGAGGGTCAGGTCTCTGAGGTTGACGGCCTCGACGCGAAGCTCGTGGCTCAGCCTCACCAGCGAGTCCCACTTGGAAACGGCGTCCTTCTTCTCCTCGTTTCCCTTGGGCATGACTGTCTCCTTAGCTAGGGTAGATGGACGTGGGACGGGGGACGGAGCTACCCGTTCCTCAGCTTGCGTATGATCTCCCTCGACTCGGTGATTCGGGACATGGTGTTCCTGAGCCTGATCCGCATGTCGTCGAGGAGACCGTCTGAGGAAGGCTCCGTCCCGTCGTCTGCTGCCTCGGGTACGGGTCCCATCAGATGATTCCTGAGGGCTGCCGTGTCACCCAGCATCGAGTTGGACTCACCCTCGATCTCCTTGACCTGCTCGAGTAGCTGCTCCCACGGAGTGGGCTCTCTGCCTGTCTCGCCTGCCATGTCACACCTCCCATGTTCTGGCCTGTAGCGGGTACGGCCTGTATTATAGGACCTGTGTATGGTCCTTGTCCATGGCCGATTCCACGAGGGGCTCTGCACTCGGCGGTCTGGCGGTATAATAAGGTATCATATATAGGAAGCGGGGGACGTAGCGAGATTCGAGGGACTAGACGCACGGGACACAGTGTACTGTGGAGGAAAGTCTCGGACTCGGGTCCTCGGGGGTATGTACGGCCAGGATAGCGAGTCCCCCGTGAGAGAGGACGGGAGAGGGGGATGTGGGGGGTCCCAGAATCCTCCGGGAGTAACTTGTGCCGACTGTCGCTGAGATTCCTGCTTAGACTTACGAGCGGGGGGTCTCCGGGGTCTTAGCAGAACGGGTCTATGGACGGGGAGTTACCAATTACCAGATTGCAAGAAGTAATAAATAGAAGAAGAAACAGTTTATTAGTTAGTAGTAGTAGTAGTAGTAATATGTGGTGATTATTATTGGTAACTATCCGAGGGTTACCACGAGATACGAGAAACGGACCTTTAGTTACTACGTCCTTCCGGGTACGGCTACTTTTTACTTATTGCTTTCTGGTGATTGGTATCTCGCTAACATTGACATGGCCGGGACAGCTACACACGGTTATAATGGCGCGCGTCGATTCGTTCGGATACGCACAGGGAGAGGATCATGAAGATCAAGCGATCAGGGAAGAGGGCGACCACAGAGAAGGCCGGGAAAAGGCGGGCTCGAGAGAAGGGCATGGCCAGCGGGAAGCTAGTGCCAGCTAGCGTAGCGGCCGAGTACCTAGGCCTGGATGTACGGCAGCTAAGGTACCTATCGAAAGGGGGCGACAAGCGAGCTCCCAAGATGAAGGTACGCGGACGTCCAGGACCTCGTGCGCAGGAGGCCCTGTACTCCTGGGACGAAGTCGTACTCTACGCGATCGAACGGCTAGGGGGTCCTCGGTACGGCTCGCTTCTGTCCGTGGACCCGAGCTCTCGTGCGCATAAGCTCGCCTTCTGCAAGTGGGACCCGCGAGAGCGGATCGAGACACACATGGGCCGTATACCGAAGCCGCAGATGTATGGTACAGTCGATGGCGTCAAAGGAGACGACGACAAGGCCTATGCGCGCATACCTAAGATAGTCTCGCGTCTGTTCTCAGGGAAGCGTATAGCTGGTGTCACACGCGTCGTAGTAGAGGCCCCCGAAGTATGGGCGGGATCGAAGCGAAGTCGACGGGCAGCTCTCTCAGGCGACCTCCTGAAACTGGCCATGGTGACAGGTGCCATAGTAGGACAGGCCCAGGGAATGGGCTTCACGGCCACGATGCTAACGCCAGCTAAGTGGAAAGGCCAGGTGTCCAAGGAAGTAACGGCAAAGCGAGTCAAGGAGGACTTCGGAATAACGTCCGACTCTAACGACGTGACGGATGCTATCGGGATAGGCAGATACTACTGGATCAAGGAGCTACACCCCCGTGGCTAGGGTTCATAGGGACTCCGGGCTCCCCCCTCCCGACCAGCTCCTGTCCGCCTCAGAACTAGGGCGTATATTGGGGATAAGCCAGAGGCAGGTGCGTGTCAAGGCAAGGGAGAGAAGGAACGACTTCCCCCAGCCCAAGAGACTCGCGAGGAACAAGTACCGCTGGCTGTGGTCCGAGGTCAAGGCTTGGATCGACCGGCAGGGGGATAACCCGCCACCCCTCACAGGGAAGAAGGTTATCAAGCTGCGTCGCAGGAACGCGAAGAAGTTCGGAAGGGAGATCGACGTATGAGCATCGGGGCCTGGAGTACATGCTTCAGACGTGGTGACACGGTCGTGAACTTCTTCAGGTACAAGGGCCGGCTGTTCTGCCCCCCGTGCTTGGAGCAGATCAAGGTCCAGGTCAAGAGGATACGTGAATGCTTCGAGGCCAGGGGGGTGACGCTTCCTGACACGGCGGATGCGGACCTGGTAAACGGGTTCCTGATTCTGCGGCAGGTTCTGGGTTACTGCGGTGATGACCCCGACCTAGCTGCTTCTCTTCTTCACGACGTGATCACTGCCACGGGGTTGTAGCCATGACCGCACACAGCGAGGCGAACGGACACCCGATCAGTTACATCGGGGGACACTGGGTCTACGACGACAGTCGCCACAGCGTCCGCGTGGATCGACCTCGTCCCTGTCGCGAGTGCGGGTTCGCTAGAGCCGTGCTCGAGCTCACTGTTCCCGCTCATCTCTCGCACACCGGGAAGGCTCGGCTCAAGTGGGTGGGGGTTGACGCTTGTATCGCTGGGATCGTGCTGGCCTTGAACGAAGGAGGCGTAGCCACCATTGCATCTTGTTGTGGACACGGGCGTCGCCCGGGGTCTATAATCTTGGGCGACGGTCGAGAGCTGTTCGTGGCCTCAAGCTACGAGATGGCGAGGAAGCTGGACAAGTGTTGGCCCCCAATCAACGAAGAGGTGAACGATGAAGAGCCACAAGCGGAAGGCCAGGAAAAAGAAGGCCAAGAAGAAGGGCGTGGTGAGAAAGAACGAGGCGGGCATCGAGTCCCACCGCGGTCACCCCCGTCCATACATACCGAGAGCTAGGAAGTCATAAGGAGAAGAGACGATGGAGAAGTACAGTGACACGCTGAGGAAGGTGGCGGATGCGCTGGACAAGGACTTCGATGACAACCTGAGGCCGGCGTGGCTGGAGCTGAACCGCCTGGTCTCGGACATGAGCCTGGTCCTGGTCAGGAACATAAGCAGGAGCGAGGCCATCCTGGTGGCTCAGGTCGTGGAGCAGAAGAAGAGAGCTGCGGCCAGGCACGCTGAGGTCGAAGCGGCAAGGGAGAGGGCGGATGGAGAAGAAAGCGAAGAAGCCGAGGAAGCCCAAGAAGAAGCCGAAGGAGAAGCGCCTCCGGAAGATCAGGATGCAGAGACAGATGCGGGAAGCGGGTCTGAAGGAGTTCACCTACACGGGGACGATGAGGAGCCGGGGGAAGCCCCGACCGAATGAACGGTGCGGGTGCGGTTCAGGCAAGAAGTGGAAGCACTGCTGCGGCCCCAAGCTGAAGGCCAAGCTCGAGGCTGAGAAGTCCTTGAAGGAAGCAGCAGCCAAGGAGCGGGCCGAGAAGCCACTTAGCCCGAGGGCTGCTGCTGCTCTCGCAGCTATCACGGCCATGTCGGGGGTCGAGCTGCCTCAGCCCAGGAAGCTCAGCAAGAAGCAGGTTCTAGATGGGGTCCGGCACCCATCTAGGAAAAAGCTAGATGAGGGGGACGACCCATCTAGAAATAATCCCGATGAGGTGGCCGAGCCATCTAGAAAGGAGAAGCCCGATGGACCCGAACACGGTGATGTACATTCTGCTGGGGGCGATAGCAGCGGGAGTGCTGCTGGGCCTGGTCCTGAGCTGGAGGATCAGAAGCACCCAGAACAAGAAGATGGAGGAAGCGACAGCGGCGTCTAGGAAACGAGGCGTAGCCCTCGACTACATGAAGCTGGACAGGGACGGGAGGACCAAGGTTCCTGAGCACTGTCTCTTCGAGTTCACGACCCTGAGGTGCGACTGGATCAGGCTGGGGATATCCCAGGTCGACTGTTTCCATGATCTCGAGCGTCAGACCTGCGAGTCATGTCGGATCAGGGAGTGGGCCGAGGAGAAGCTGAAGGAGATGCACAGGAGAACGGGGAGGTGAAGCACCCCTTCTGCACCAACTCCAGGCGGTGGCTCGTATACTCGGAGCCGAAGTCTTGTCCGTACAAGCAGACCGGGAACGATCTGTGCAAGGAGGAGGGCTGTGGATACTACGAGGAGAGGGAAGCGACTCGTGGGCTTCGTAGGAAGCTGCGTGCCCTGGGTATTGACCCTGGGACCGGAGGGAGGCGGACCATGGCGGGGAAGCAGAAGAAGAAGCTTAGGATACGACGCCCCAAGAAAGTATCGAGGAAGGTCCCGCCCAATACGATCCGAGTAGCGAGGGTCGTGACTCCAGACTGGAAGACCGTGGCCCTGCTTCCCAAGAACCCCACCATCCACTTCCATATCGGGGAGCCTCTCGGCAAGCGGAAGAAGTTTGCCTCGAACTGTATCGAGGTCTCGCTCTCTCCCGACAAGAAGGGCCTGCAGATCAGGTCGCTTGAGGGGAGACTGGTGGTGAGGCCGAACGTGTCGAACTCTATCGAGGTCCATGTGGAAAGGATGTGATCTGTGCGACCCAATGCCTACACTCTCTGCGCCCCACTTGTTCCTGGTCGTGGGAGGATACTCGATGTCGGGGGAGGGGGTGATCCTTTCAAGCTGGCCACACATGTCCTCGATCCTTACATCAACGAGAGTCCCGAGGGCATGATGCAGAGAGGAGGCCGTCCGTTCATCAGGCTTCCTGGCGTAAAGATCGTTGAGGGTCGCGGAGAGGCGATGCCCTTCCCTGATCAGCACTTCGACTTCGTCTTCTGCTCCGAGACCTTGAATCACTGTCAGGACCCTGTAGCCGTCGTGAACGAGATGGCTCGTGTCGGGAAAGCAGGATACATCGACGTCCCTGCCGCGATCCACGAACTCTTCGAACCGCACTCGGACCATCTGTGGCGATGCTTCGAGCTGGGTCCTACCGAGATCGGCTTCTCACCCCGGGTCTCCGGCCATCCTCTCACCATGCTCGAGGACTTTGTCGGGTACCTGGCGTGGGCCATGGACGAGACCTTGATCCGTCAGGACTACTGGGTCAGAGAAGCCTCGTGTGCCGAGCAGTTCTATATCCAGTTCGTCTGGGATAATCCCGAGGAGCTCAAGGCTCGCTCGGTTTCTTTCGAAGAAGTCCTGCCCCCGTTAGAAGACAGATGGAAGGGTGGGATCGGGGAGTACTTGTGGTCTCAGAGACCAGGAGGGTGATCCAATGATCTGCTTCTATCACGATGACCAGGATGGTCGAGCTGCTGCTGCCGTGGTGCGGAGGTTCTCGGGGAGCGAGGACATCAAGTGCATCCCGATGCGATATGCTGACCCGGTCCCTCATCACCAGGTGGCTCTGGGTGAGAAGGTGTTCATCGTGGACTTCTCGTTTCAGAAGGACGATGATCGTATCGCTCTGATGAAGAGAACGAAGGACATCATCTGGATCGACCATCACAAGACCTCGTACGACCGGGCCATCGGGACTCCCTGGGAGAAGCTGGACGGCATCCGTGCTAGCGACGGGGACGCTGGCTGCGTCTTGGCCTACCGCTTCTTCGAGAAGACGCTGGAGGTCCCGCGAGCCTTGGCTCTGATCTCGGACCGGGACACCTGGACGTGGAAGCATGGGGACGAGTCCGCCTTCTTCCATGCCGGCCTCGAGATGTGGGAGCACGCTCCTGAGGCGCGGATATGGGACGAGCTCATCGGGTGGACGGACTCTTCCATGGTCTCGACCGTGCTCGAGATGGGACGCACGATCGTGGGCTACAGGACCAAGTACTTCGAGAACTACAGGAAGATCGCGTTCGAGACCGAGCTCGCGGGTTACAAGGTCCTGGCCATGAACCTGGCCTTCTGCGGATCGGAAGGATTCGGGGGCCCAGGATCGTTGACCGGGGCTCTGCGGGAAGGCTACGACATTCTCTGCCCCTTCTACTGGGACGGCAAGCAGTGGACCATCTCGCTGTACTCGGCCAGTGTCGACGTGTCTCTCATCGCCAAGGACAACGGCGGGGGTGGTCACAAGGGAGCAGCCGGGTACCAGACTGACCAGCTCCAGGCGTTTCTGTGTCCCACGGGCGACATCGTAAGGCCTTCGTAGAACGCAGCTCGCCGCGAAAACCGTGCATATAAAAGTTGTGGACAAACCTGCGTTCCCCTTATATAATTAGGGGCTTGGAAGACGCAGCTATGGCGAAGAGTAAGAACAAACCCAAGAAGGCGAAGCCCAAGCGCAAGGCGAAGACCAAGAGCAAGAAGCTCTCGGTCAAGAAGCCCAAGCGCAAGAAGGCTGCGCCTGAGAACAAGCCACATGGTCAGAGGGGGTACCCTCCCGAGGTTCGGGAAGGTGCCTATCGTTTGTTCAAGAGGGGCAAGACGGATCAGGAGGTCGGTGAGCTGATCGGTGTCGCTGCTGCTACCATCGGCGAGTGGCGAAAGGACCTGAACTGGGCCAACCGTAAGCGCGTGGACGACATCCTCCTCGAGGAGATCAGGGGGCCCAACGTGGACCTCGAGATTGCGTCGTACACCGTGCTCCAGCTCACCCGGAAGTTCTCCAACTTCGTCAACAAGATTCTGGAGAAGGCTGAGGTAGAGTTCGAAACAGCCGATCTCAAGGAGCTGCTCCTCATGTTCGACGGTCGACTCGATAACGTGATGAAGGCCCTTGGGGGAATGCAGGCAAACCTCATCAAGGCCCAGAACGTTGGACAGCCGACTAAGGTCGAGCACTCGGGCGAGGTAACACTCGCTAGTCTACTCGAGATGGCGGACAAGTCGGCCGATGCTGACGGCGACGAAGACAAGACCTGAGACTGACGAGCAGAAGCTAGCTCGTCTCTTCCTCCGGTTCCAAAAGAACCCCGCCTGGTGGTGTGAGCAAGTCCTTGGCGAGAAGCCATGGCCTCGTCAAGTCGAAGTGATGAACGCGGTACGCGACCACCCCCGGGTCGCCGTACGCTCCGGCCATAAAGTAGGGAAGTCTTGGACCGTCGCGCGCTTAGTGCTATGGTTCCTATTCTCATTCCGGCCGTCCAAGATCGTCACGACCGCGCCAACCCTCCGGCAGGTCCGAGACATTCTCTGGGACGAGATAGCCATCGCCTACGACAAGGCTCAGGACCATAACGTCTATCTCGGGGGTGAACTCCTTACCACTCGGCTCCACGTCAAGCCCGGGTGGTACGCGATCGGCGTCTCTACCAACAAGGCCGTGAACTTCCAGGGCGTGCACCAGGAGCACGTCTTGTTCGTGTTCGACGAGGCCTTCGGTGTCGAGAGGAAGATCTGGGAAGCGGCCGAAGGTTCCATGTCAGGTCCGCACACTCGGTGGGTTGCCATCGGCAATCCTCTCGCCCCCGTCGGTCAGTTTCACGACTGCTTCAACTCTCCCCTCTGGCAGAAGATCGCGATCTCCTCCTACGAAGCCGCGGAGTCAGGTAACATGGCTCTCGCCACTAAGGAGTGGTGCGACGAGAAGAAGGCAGCGTGGGGCGCGACGTCTCCGCTCTTCATGTCTCGAGTCATGGGCGAGTTCCCCAACATCTCCGAGTTCGGCCTTGTTCCTCGAGGGTGGATCAAGGATGCCATCGAGAGATACGAGTCCCAGAACCCCACCAACGAAGTTCGCATCGGGGTTGACGTCGCCAAGTTCTCCGGTGACGAGACAACGTGGTGCGTCAGGCGTGGCCGCCTAGTCGAGGAACTCATAGGAGTGACGTACAACTCCCGCCAGCTGACTACTACCGAAACAGTCGGCCGTACCAAGCGCCTCATAGAAGAGACGGGCGCTAACCCTAGATTCGTATTCATCGACGACATAGGCATCGGACACGGTGTCTCTGATGGCCTCCGTGAACACGGCTTCGATATCGTGCCCGTGAACTTCGGTGAAGCAGCCGACGACCCAGGCGAGTTCCTGAACAAGAGAGCCGAGTGTTACTGGAGATGCCGAGAGGCTTTCGGTCCAGAGGGGATCGGCATTGCCATCCCGGACGACGAGAGACTGATCGCTGATCTCATCGTCACCGAGTACGGTCACACCTCTCGCGGCCAGATCAAGATCGAGAAGAAAGAGGACATCAAGGAGAAGCTCGGCAGGTCGCCAGACCGAGGAGACGCGCTGGCTTTGACCTTCGCCGTGGACGAGAACGCGTCTCCCGAGGACGAGGAAATAGACCTGGAAGTGTTCTCGGTATGAGACTGATGAATGGAAGACGAACTACAGAGGCCAAGATTACGGTCATTGTTCCCTTCGTCTTTCGTTCTTTGTGGAAGCTTCGACTCCGGCTGAGACTCGGGGTCTGGTTCATGTGGCTGGCGGCCAAGATCATTGGCTGTCAGTTCCAAGTTGAGAGGAGGAAGTCCGATGGCCAAGAAAAAGAAGGCCCCGGCGAAGAAGAGTAGCAAGAAAAAGAAGACCGGGAAGAAGAAGGCCACCAAGAAGGAGAAGAAGTCGGTGGCGAGGAAAGACGTGACCACGGATGCCGAGCTGGCGGCTGCTCCCACGGGCCCCAGTCTCCCGGGATGCGTGGGCTGCCGTCTCCTGGCCGAGGAGTACGAGAACAAGCAGATACTCCACGCGGACGATCGCTGCCTGATCCTCCATCTCGACGACAAGGTCATCGGGGTGGCCCGGCAGCATGTCGGTCCTGACACGGAGTGCGTGGACGATGACGGGGTCACAGCCACGACCGTCCGCGCCTACGTCTCGGCGAAGACCCGCTGGCAGGCCGAGTACGCGGTCTTCCCCGGCGTGGAACTCAACGAGACAGAGGGAGCCGAGGATCACTTCATCCTCGAGCTCGGGGCGAAGTAGAGTACGAGACAAGGTCTAAGCCCGAAGGGAGGTGATGATACATGGGCGACGACAGGAAGGTCAGAGTTGGCGAGCACGTAGTGTTCCACGACTCGAAGGGCAAGCCGCAGAACGCGTTGGTGACTTGTGTACATGGAGGCTGCACTCACTGCATCAACCTAGTCATCGTGGACCCGAACGAGGGTAGCACCGATGAGTACGGTAGGCAGATCGAGAGACTGACTTCTATCATGCACAAGGAGTCCGCCAAGGTTCACGGCAACTACTGGAGAAGGCCCGACGAGGAGCCGAACGAGTACGTGCCTCCAGCCGAGACCTAACTGGGGAAGCGGCCGGGGACCGACCAGGGACCTGTAAGTCCGAGACGTCGCTGATGTATCAGAGCTGGGCTGATGATAGAAGGAGGTAACCCTTGGCTGATATAGTGCTGGCAAGAGACGACGGGTGGAACGGCCGAGACATCGCGCTCTCGACTTCTCCACAGGTAGTGGACCTCGGGAGACCGGTGGATTTCTTCCGGATCAAGAACCCCGCGAGCTCGGGTGGCGAGGTCTTCATCTCGAAGGATCGCGAGGTCGTGGCCGATGCGGACAAGTATCCGTCGGCCGATGAGGGAGAGGACTACGTCTACGAGAACCGGAAGCCCGGTGAGAGCGGCGTTCGGGTCCTCACCCTGATCGCAGCTGCGGGTACGCCGACGGTCAGGCTCGAGCTCTAATCGATGCCCGACCTGGATACTACCGCTGACATGGCAGGGGACGTAACTCCAGCCATGGCTCATGAGCCGGTGAGCTCGTCCATAGTCGAGTCGCCTCGACGCAACGGGTTCACGGCTGACACCCTGGTCAAGATAGCGGGATGGCTGTTCTTCGCGATCGCTACTACGGCGGCTGTGATGATCTGGTTCCACTCTCAGCAGTCACGCCAGGACGAACGCATCACCGGGAACGAGAAGGCCGTGATCGAGATCAAGGGCTCGATCAATGGCGTGAGCGATGACGTCTCTGACATCGAGAAGGACGTCGACAGTATCCGCACCGTCCAGCAGACTCAAGACGAGAAGCTAGACGAGATACTCCGGGCGCTACCTGACAACGGAGGACCGTAGTCATGGCGAAAGACGTGAAGCTTCTTGTCCTCGCAAGAGAGGGCGATAGGCGAGGCGAGGTCATTGACCAGCGGCCGGTCTCGCACAACTGGGGGCGACGGGAGAGACCGCCGACCTTCGTGCCGGTGCGTCTCAACGACATCGCCGACGATCTGGACCTGAGGGAGATGTACGAATCAGGTCAGCATCTCGGCGAGCCGGACCCCGAGACCGGGGTGCCGACCGTTGTCAAGGACTACTCGAAGCAAGATCGCTGAGGGCCTCGCGGCTCCGGGGCAGACCGTGGTCGAGCTGACTGACTTCGAGGACAGGAGTTTGTAGATGCCGATAGTAGCCGAACCCATCGAGAAGACAAACGTCTACGTCACCTACCAGTCCGCGCCCTCGTGGCAGGTCGGCGAGGACGGCGAGACGCGCGTCCTGGAGGCCCCCGACCGGGCGCAGCTCATCGCCGGGGCTTCTGGCGCTGCAAGCGGTTCGCCCTCAGTGCGGCCATGCTCCAGCTCGTCCGAAAGCGCCGGGTCAAGGTGGAGCGGGGCGCGCTGGTCCCGGTCACCGACGAAGACGAGTGGGGCGCGCTCTGGCCCTCGCTCGAAGGCACCACCACCCTCGCCGACCTGGAGCTCGACCCGACCGAGCAGCCGAACGAGGAGGCGGCAGAGGCCGCGCGCTTCAAGATCGAGATGGCCTCTCTCCGAATGCGGCTGCTGAAGAAGGCGCTGCCGGTCAACATCGCCCACACCGGCACCGGCTACTACGCTGTCAAGGCCGCCCCGACTCACAACAACGACACTCAGTCTGGAGCCCCGGCCGGGCAGGTGGTCACGCTCACCACCGGCGGCCTCGGCACGGCCGACGCCTTCAAGGGCGGCTACGTCACGAACGCCACGCGCGCCGAGACGCGGGCAATCGTCAGCCACGACAACACCACAGTCACCCTCGAGGGCAGCCTCGCCAACTGGCTCGACACCGACGACCTCGACATCTACGACGCCTGGACCACGGTCCAGGGCGCCTTGGATCAGCTCTGGACCGACCAGGGCTCCACGGAGTTCGCCGCCTCGCAGTACATCCGCATCTTCGCGGGCACCCACACCGAGAACGACATCACCCCGAACGCCTCCCTGAACCCCGCCGCCGGCAAGTGCTACCAGCTCGTCATCGAGGGCGATCCCGATGACGACCGCGACGACATGATTCTCGCTGCGGCCGGCGGAACCAACGGGCTCTACATCAACTGCGACGGCTTCGTGCTGCGTCACCTCAAGGTCACGGGCAGCGCGAGCGCCACGCTCCTGAAGACGTGGAGCGGGGTTAATGACGTTGTCGAGCTGGATGATCTCCATTTCTCGGGCGGCCCTGCCGAACAGGTGAAGCTGGCGTATGCTTGGCATACTTGGATCCACGACTGCGCCTTTGACGATGCGATGAGCGGAGCAGGTTGCCTGAGTCTGGTCAGTACGCGGATGAACAGGATCGAACGCTGTACCTTCGATACTCCCAACGGTTCTGGAGCCCGCGGGATCACGTACAACTATGACGCGGCTTTGTCTGTAGATACCTGCCGCTTCACAAATGTAGACCACGTGGCCTACTGGCCAGGGTCAAACTATCTGCACAACGGAACGATCTGCGTCTGGCGAAACTGTACATTCGAGGGCAGGGGCACGGGCGTGGCGCTCATGCTCTCCTCGATCAATTCCGAGGTCACCGACTGCATCTTCCAGGGGTTCGTGAGCGCCTACGCGATG